AACCCGCCTCCTGCGAGCCCGCCCGGCGGCGCTCTACCGCCCGGCGCTCCGCCCCCGCCGGCACTGCCCGCAGCTCCGCAGCAGCAGGGCCCGGACGTCGACGAGCCCGATAGCGTCCAGGCGCTGTGCGACCTGATGAACGAACATCAGTGGGCATCGTGCGAGCACGGCCGGAAGAACGTCTGTGAGTGGTGCGGCATCGAGCGCGACCGCAAAGCGGAAGTCGGGCCCGACGGCGAGCCCGTGTGGATCATCGTCTGGCGGCCGCTCCGGAAAGCCGGCGCGCCGGCGCCGACGCTGCGCGCAAGCGACGTCACGGCGGCCGAGCTCGAAGCCGAATGCCGGGAGCCGGCCACGCTGTGGGATGCCGCGGTCCGCGCGGCTCGGCTGCTCGAAGCCCAGCAGGGCGAGCACGTGTGCCTCGCCGCCCAGCCCGACAGCGTCTTCGGCTCGCCGGACCTGATGGTCGAGCGCGGCACCGATGCGTTCCTCGCCGTCTCCGGTGCGCTGGCGGACGCCATCGTGAAGGCCGTCACGGGCAAGTCGACGGCGACGGACATCCGGAGCGCCATCGATGGCGCAGCCAAACGCTTCGGCACGAGCAAGCTCGAAGCGCCGCTCGAGCGCGAGCTGCTCCACGGCGCGCTGCTCGGCGGGCTCGACGCCGCGTGGGAGGCGGAGAACGACACGCCGATCGCGGTCGAGAGCTTCACCGCGATCCACCCGGCGAGCGTGCTGCTGGTCGAGCGCGACCGGCGTTTCGCGGGCAAGCCCATCAGCGAAGCCATCAAAGCGTTCCTCGATCGGAAGGCCGTGACCCGCGACGTCTTCGACGAGATGGTCGACGCCGAGAAGCGCAAAGCGTTCACCGTCGCCCAGGCCGCGAGCGAAGAGATGGTTCGCACCGTGAAGCGCGAGCTCGTCCGGCAGATGGCGCTCGGCGCCGACCTCGCCGACTTCGGCAAGCACGCCGCCGAGCGCTTCGAGTCCGCGGGCTGGACGCCCGCCAACCCAAGCCACGTCGAGACCGTCTTCCGCACGAACGTCGTGGGCTCCTACTCGGCGGGGCGCGCGCGCCAGATGAGCCAGCCCGAGGTGATGGAGCTTCGGCCGTACTGGCAGATCCTCGGCATCCGCGACGGCCGACAGCGCTCGACGCACGGCGCGGTGCACGGCGCGGTGCTGCTCGCGACGGATCCCTTCTGGAAGGAAGCTTACCCGCCCTTCGGCTACAACTGCCGTTGCCGCGTGCGCTCGCTCGCAGCGACGTCGAGCGAGGCCCACTCCCGCGTCCAGCAGGGCACCGGGACGACGTTCAGCCGTCTGCCGGATCCGGGCTTCGCCAGCGGGCTCGGTCGCGCGCTCGCCGGATGAGAACCGTCGCCGCGCTCTACGTCGATCCGCGCGGGCCGTATCCGAAGCTACCGGCGGTCGAGTGCTGGGATGAGCGCCGCGACGCCCGGCGCTACCGCGGGCCCCACCCGGTGGTCGCGCACCCGCCCTGCGCGCGGTGGTGCAAGCTGGCGAAGTTCGTCGAGGCCGCGCACGGCACGCCCGTCGGCGCCGACGGCGGCACGTTCGGGCTCGCGCTCGCGGCGGTCCGGCGCTTCGGTGGCGTGCTCGAGCACCCGGCGTGGTCGCTCGCCTGGGATCACTTCGGGCTCACCCACCCGCTCTCGTACCGGTGGACGCGCACCCGAGAGGGGGAGTGGGTGTGCTCCGTCGCCCAGGCGGCGTGGGGCCACGAAGCGCGCAAGCAGACCTGGATCCTGCTCGTCGGCGCCGAGCCCCCGGACGACACCCGGTGGGAGAAGCCCCGCGGCACGAAGGCGATGACCTACTTTTCCCAGCGCCACCCGGGCGACTTCAATCGGAGCAGGTCGCACGCCGAGCGGATGTCGAGCGCGGCCGTGCACATCACCCCGCCGGCCTTCGCGGAGTGGCTCGTCGGCATGGCGCGGCGCGCGCGCGGCACGGTATCGTCCGCCGCATGAAGCTCACCGAACGGCAGCAAGCCTACCTGCTCGCTCTCCTGCTGGCGCTCGCCGTCGTGGGCGGCACCGCCATTTGGGCGCTCGGGCTGCCGCAGCCGTGATGTGATCCATGGATCACTAATTCGAGCGCGTGAGCTCGGGCGCGCGTTGCACGCTCCGGAGCGCGGCCCGTACACTTCCCGGCATGGGGAACGCCGCGGAGAAGATCCACAACTGGGCCACACACCTCGTGCCGGGCGTCGCGCTCTTCGACGCGCAGCCGGCAGCGAACGACACCGCAGCGCTCGCGGTGCCGAAATACAAGTGGATCCACTGCTGCAACGAGGGGCTCTACCGCGGCCATCACCAGGGTGAGTTCGAGATGACCCGGGGGGTCTTCGAAGCGTTCGTCAGAAACTTCCGCGCCTCCCCGCAATACAAGGCAGGCTCGCTCTCGCTCGAAGACGGGACCACCTACACCGGCGGCGTCGACCCGGTGATCCAATTCGATTACGAGCACGCGAGCGAGTGCCCGCCATGGGAGGGGAGCATCGCGACCAGCGGCGCCCCCGCGTGCGGGTGGGCTCTCGACGTCGAGATCCGCAACCGCGCCGATGGGAAGGCCGCGCTGTGGGCTTTCGCGGAGCTGGGCGACGTGCTCCGCGAGCAAATTCGGCTGCGCCAGCAGCGGTGGGTGAGCATCGCCTTCACGCTGATGGGGCTGCATTGGGTCACCGGCAAAGAGATCGGGCCGCTGCTCACGAGCATCGCCATCACGAATCACCCCTTCATGCAGGACCTCGAGCCCCTGCTCGCGAGTCGTCGGGCTAGCCAACCTCGCAAACCCGCGGTACCCTCTCCGAGCGAGTCACCGGAGGCGCCCGGCGGCAGTGCAGAACCTACACGTACGGGTGCCACCATGGACGCGAAAGCGCGTGAACGACTTTGCAGGGCGTTGAAGATCAACCTCGCCGCGGACGACGGACAGATCGTCGAAGCCGCCGAAGGGGCCGCAAACGGCTCGAGCAACCTCACCGCCGTGCTCGAAGCGCTCGGCGTGACGATCACGGGCGACGCGCTCAAGGTGATCCCGCAGCTGAAGGACGCGCAGGGCAAGCTCGCTGCCGCGCAGCAGGAGCTCGCGGACCTGCTCGGGCAAGCCGTGCAGGCCGATGCCGCGATCGCGCAGACCGACGTCGCGGCGGCGATGACCGCTGCGAAGCTCGGTGAGCCGGCGAAGAAGTCGCTCGCCGTCTACCGCACGAGCATCATCGCCGAAGAGGCACAGAAGCTCCTGACGAAGAAGCGCCAGGAGACGGGCAACCCGGCGCTCGAGCTGTCGCTCAGCATGCACCGCGCCGCGGTCGAGCTCGGCCGGAAGCGCTTCCTCGAAGAGCATGGCGTCGCCGACGTGGCGAAGGCGCTGCTCGCGACGTCCATCGTGGCGGGCCCGGGCGACACGCAGCTCGAGCCGTCGCGAAAGCTCACCATCGAGCAGAGCACGGACGCCAACGGCACCGGCGGCGAGCCCCCGAAGGTCGTCGACCTGAAGAACTTCGGCGGCCCGAACCTCACCATTCGCTGCCGCAACTGGCTCATCGAAAACGAGCCGGGCTTTCAGAAGCTCAGCAACTCGCAGCAGATCCGGCGCGCCAGCGAACTCAAGCAGAGCGCGCAACTCGTCAACCACCAGTAACCGCCGCTCTCGGCCACCAGGAGAACGCACGTGCCTCAGCCTCGCGCAATCGTGAAGGACCAGGGCGGCATCCGCCCCGGTCTCAACGCCACGGGTCAGACGATCGCCAAGCATCGGATCGTCCGCAAATCCACCGCCGCCGTCGATGCCATCGCGCCCAACACCGCCGGCACGACGCTGCCCGAGGGCGTGACGATGGCGGCCATCCAGGACGGCTACGCCGGCGACGTCCAGATCGAGGGCGTCGCTATCACCGAAGCGGGCGCGGCGCTCGCCATCGGTGACAAGGTCACCGGCGGGACAGGCGGCAAAGCCGTCGTCGCCACAGCCGGTCAATACTTCCTCGGCGAGGTCGCGAGCGAAGCCGCCGCCGACGGCTCGCTCTTCGAGCTCCGCATCGCCCCCGGCACGGTGCCGGCGTAACCCGCAGCCGCGCAAAGGACCATCAGAGACATGCTCGCTCTATCCGCACTCACGGGCCTCACCAGCGGCCTGCTCAACGTCAAGCTCGTCGATACCGTCAAAGGGCTCGGCAAAGCTGGCGACACGATCCAATTCACGCTCTCGCCGCAGGATGTGGCCATCTCCGAAGAGATGGACTCGCTCATGGTCGGCTACACGCCGATCGGCATGCGCGCCGACGAGGTCTGCCCGATCAAGCTGACCGACGCTTACATGGGCAAGTACCGCGAGTTCGGGCTCAACAACGCCTTCCGGCTCGTGAACGTGATCAGCTCGATGCAGGCTGACATTCCGGAAGTCGACATCGACACCAGCGAGAAGGAGTTCCTCACGCAGCAACGCGCGCTCGGTGGCTTCCTTCCGACGGACACGGAGCTCCACGCCAACCAGGGCAGCATCAACTGGGATGTGAAGGCGGGGCTGGCGCAGCGCATCGAGACCGGGCTCGCGCTCGACCGCGAAGTCCGCGTCTGGTCGATGCTGACCAACCCGAACAACTGGCTCGCGGCCAACCGCGCGACCGTCGCCGGCGGCGCCGAGTGGAATGACCCGGTCAACGGCAACCCGATTCGCGACCTCATGGATCGCATCGAGGCGAGCGCTCAGCTCGTGACCGGGATTTGGATGCAGCCCCCGGTGGCTCACGCGCTGATCTTGAACGAGAACACGCTCAAGTACGTGAAGACGATGGGCGGAGACGCCAACGCGATCAACGCGCAGATCGTCAACGCGGCCGCCAGCGCGAGCAACCAGAACATCGACTTCACGATCCCCGGCTTGCCGCCCATCCACGTGTGCGCGAGCAAGGTGCTCAACGAGTCGACGGGCGCGCTGGACTACATCCTGAACGACACCGTCGTGCTCGTGAGCTTGCCCCCCGGCGCGGAGAACTCCGGCGAGAACATCATGACGTGCAAGACGTTCCGCTGGAAGGGACCGAGCGGTACCGGCTACACGTCGCGCGAGTTCAACCTCGAGCGGCGCGGCCTGCACGGCGGCACGTTCATGGCGAGCGGCCACGCCGAGGTGATCAAGATGATCTCCGGCGCCGTCGGCGGTATCATCCAGGACACGCTGCAACCGGCAGCCTGACCAGCAACAGACCCAGGGGGGGCCCGCACGGGCCGTCGGCGTTATGAGGGGACGCAGGCGGCCCGTTCGGCTTTCCATGGCTCTGACAGCGCTGCTCCAGAAGCTCGTCGTCGCTGGCGCCGAAGCGCTCGGGCGCACCGTCGTTCGTGGCCTGACCAAAGCCATCCGCCGAGCGACGGGCGACGAGCCCGATCCCGCGGACGCAACGCCGATGACCCACGCTGCCGTCGAGCACAACCGCCGGCAGCAGGAGAGCGCCATCGCCGCGGCCAAAGCCGCCGAAGCCGAGCGGCGCTCGCGCATCACCGAGCGGCCGCCAAAGCGATAGAAACCTGGTACTCTCCGCGGGAGGAGGCACGACCGAATGGCAAACCCCAAAGACAACGCGGCCCCACCCGCAGCGAACCAACCTCAGCCCGGACCCGCCCCGGGCAAGCCGATGCCGAAAGGCACGGGCCCGCTCGAGTACCGGCGCCCGAAGAACGTGCATCTCGCGCGCGCCGGACGCGTCGTCAAACAGGACTGGATCGGCCGCGTCATGGACCGCTCGGTGCGCGTCTACTACGGCGCCCAGGAATCGGCGCTGCCCGATCCCGTCCGCCAGGCGGTCCTCAAGAGCGGGATCCAGATCGGCATCATGACGTACCAGGAGCTCGGCCTCGCTCCGCCGCGTGAGCCCACGGGCTTCGTCAACCTCACCGAGGCGGGGCTCGATACACCGCCGCTGCCGCAGGCGCCGCAGCAGTAACCGGGGGGGGCGCGATGGCCGCGATCCAGTACGGGGGCGAGACGACCGAAGAGCGCCGGCGCGTGCTCGAGAAGCGCATCGGCGCCGATCGGGTGCTCGGGCTCTTCGACGACGACGGCGACGGCCTGGTCGCTGGCGACGATCTCGACACGCTCGAGAGCATCTTCGCCCAGGCGGACGATCTCGTGACCGGGCTGCTCGTAAAGAAGGGCCGCAACGAGAGCGACATCCGCACGTACCTGCGCTCGGACCAGCAGGTGATCCGCGCGTGGAGCGGCATCGCTGCGCAGCTCGCGGGCGAGCGCAAACCCGAGTGGCGCAACGCCCAGGGCGTGGGCCCGTACGAAGTCGACGGGAAGCGCGCGCGAGAGGAGCTTCAGGCGCTCGCGCGCGGCGAGACTCGGTCGCACACCGAGAGCGAGGGCGGCGTCAACCGCTCGGTCGTCGGCGCCTTCGATCGGCCCGACCTGGAGTTCGCACCCGACCCGAGCATCCCGGGCGATCGGGGGAGAGGAAGCTTCTGATGAGCGGGAAGAATCAAAGCCGCGGCATCCACATCGAGGGCCCGCCGAACCTGCTCGAGCGCGCCGCTTTCGGCGTCGGGTGGGCGCTCGACTTCGCGCTGGTCAAGCCGCGGCGCGTGCGTCAGCGGCTGCGCATCGAGTGGATGAGCATCCGGAACGCGTACCGGGCGGGATTCCACCGGCTGAAGCCTGGGCAATTCGGCTACGCAGCGCGACGAGAGCGCGCGACGTACGCGCACGAGCGGGCGGCCGCGACCGGCGCGTCCGATCGCCAGGTGGCCTGATGCCCCCGAAGGCCCGGCGCCGAGCTCGCCAGCGCGACCGGGCGGGCATCGAGTACTTCGAGCTGCAGAACGTCGTCGGCATCTACCAGAAGCGCGCCGAGCAGGTGCCCGCCGAGCTGATGCCCATCATCGGCGAAGCGCTGGTGACGCAGGTGCTCGATGTGTACGAGACCGAGGGCTACGGCGAGTGGGAGCCGTACGCGGAGTCGACGCTCAACCGGAAGCTCTTCGGGCCCCGGCCGACGCCGAATCCGAAGCTCCTGCAGGACACGGGCAACATGGTCGGATCCACCACGCCCGTGTGGGATGAAGCGTCGGGGGAGGTGAGCGCGTACACGAACGTGCCGTACGCGGTCTTCCACACGAGCCGTGCGCCGCGCTCGAAGATCCCGCTCCGGGATCCGTTCGACATCGACGTCGTCTTCTTCGAGAATGACGTCCAGCAGATGATCGAGTTCAGGATGACCCGCGACGTCGTCGCGGCGGAGTGAAGCCATGCCCGACCCGACCGGACCGAGCGCGATCATCGCGCTCGCGCGCGCCCTCTTCGCCCTGCTCACGCCGATCACCGGCGAGCGCGCAACGGGCAGCGTGACGGTCTCCGCGCCGGGGATGGGCCCGGGGCTCGCCGCGCTCCCGGTCAATTCGTACCTGCGCCCGGTCGTGAACGGGAAGCTTCGGGAAGACCTGCTCTTCAAAACGACCGAGCCCTGGGAGCTGGCGCTCGGCACGACCGAGTCCGGCGTGCCCATCACCAGCAACGTCGGTGGCGCCCGGCACAACCTGCCCGCCAACACGGTTCTCCGCTTCGACCCGGTGCCGCCTGGTTACGCCCGGGACGTGATGCTCGACGCCCCGATGACCGACGGCAGCGACGACGGCGCTCGGCTGAAGTCGCTCGCTTTCTTCGAAGACGTCGACTCGAGCAACCCCGAAGCAGACGTCTTCAAAGCCCAGCTCTCGGTCCCTGCGCTGATGCTCACGTGGGTCCGCACGGATCCCGCAGACGGGCTCAACGCCGGACTGAGCCGCGGCGCTTCCCGGCGCGGCCGGAACGTCGTGACCGTCAAAGAGGCTTTCGTCGCGTACATCATCACCGGGCGGCTCACGAGCGATCCGGGCAGGCGGAGCGAGGGGCTCCAGATCGCGGAAGCCGTGAGCGGGCTTCTCACGGACCGCATGCAGAACGACGACGGCGAGCAACTCTCGACCGTCGGCAGCGGGATCGAGTTCACGGGGCGGAGCCGGTACCGGCGCGACGAGAAGACCTACATCTACACAGTGACCTTCCGCGTGAACCAAACGCTCGAGGGCACCGGCTCGCTCTCGCTCGACGTCCGCCCGTGGGATCGCTCGCGCGTGCGCGGCGCTGTGCCGGGTGGCGTCGACCCGGAGCCGACCGACGACCTCGTGACAGTGGACGTGACCGAGACGATGCCGTAGCCTTCCCAGCATGACGGGAGTGGCGGGAACGGTCGCGGCGTTTGCATTGTTCGTGAGCTCGGTCGAGGGTCGACCGGTCACGCGCTACGGGACGAAGACGCTCATCGGAGCGGATCGCGACCCGAGCAATCCGCGGAAGATCAACTACCGCACGAAGGACATCGTCCCGTTGCCGACCGATGAAGCGGAGCGCTACTCGCGAGAGTACGCGCGGCACATCGAAGACGGCGATCTCGTCGCTCACACCGCCGCGGAGTGGGAGCAGCAAACGCAGCATCGAGCCGAGGTTGGCGCGCCTCGTAAGAAGCTGAGCGCGGGCGTCGAGCCCGACCAGCCACCAGCGAAGGACGCAGACCATGCCGACAACGAAGGCCGTAGCTAGTTCGACCAAGACGCCGGGCATCTACCTCCGGCTCGACCTTCTCGGGCCCGCATCCAACTCCGGCACGAGCGCAGCGAAGACGCTGCTGATGGCCCCGAAGGGCTCCGCCGGCAACATCACCGCCAACACCGAGGTGCGCCAGTGCTTCGGTCCGAACGACGTCGCGACCGCGCTCGGCGGCGGCACGCCCGGGCATCTCGCGAGCAAACGCTTCTTCCGCCGGTTCCCCACCGGGCGCCTCGACGTGGTCGCGCCCACCGCCAGCGCAGGCGCCGCGGCGACGGCGACGCAAACGTTCTCGGGCACAGCGACGCAGAACTCGACGATCCGATTCTCGGTGCACGGCCGCATCATTGAAGTGTCGTGGCTCAACGGCGAGACCGCCGCGCAATTCGTCGCGCGCGCCGAAGACGCGATCAACGCGCTCGGCGAGGACCTCTTCGTGTCCGTCGCGGCGGACACGGCCGATCTCGACTACACGGCGAAGGTCGCGGGCCCGTGGGGCAACGACGTCAAGATCGCGGTGTGGGTCCACGAGGGCGGCGGCGGCATCACCATCAGCGCCAACCCGGCGGCGCTCACGGGCGGCACGACGGAGCCGAGCTTCGCGACTGCGCTCGCCACGGTCGCAAACACCGAGTACCGCGCGATCATCCCGTGCATCTCCAACGCGGACGCGGCCGACACCAGCTCGAGCAGCAACGCCGAGCGGCTCGCCACGCACATCAACAACCTGCGCACGGGCGCATCGGCGAAGCTCCAAGTCGGATTCGTCGGGCTCAACGGCTCGACCGCCAACGCGAAAGCGGGGGCCATCGATCGGAACAACGACTCGATGTGCTACGTGCTCGGGCGCGGCTGGGATGATCTGCCGTGTGAGCTCGCCGCCAACCAGGCGGGAGACGCGCTCTACTGGTCTTCGTTCCGGCCGAACTACAACCGGATCGACAACGAGTACGACGAGCTCGCCGGGCCGCGCGACGTCGTCGCAAACGTGCTCAGCGACCCGGAGCGAGAAGACCTGCTCTCCAACGGCGTGACGCCGCTCGACGTCAACGCCAACGGCGCCCGCTACCTGGTCGAGCCCATCACCACGCACTCGGTCTTCGGCAGCGCGCCGGACTACCGCGCGTATCACCTGTCGGACACGCTCGCGATGTACGTCGTTTTCGACGGGTATCGCGTGGCGCTGAAGCAGGAGTTCCCGAACTGCAACGTCACCCAGGATCTGCCGCCGGGCGCGGACGCGCTGCCCGAAGGCGTCGTCGAGTTGAGAGACATTCGAGCATTCACGTTCGCCTACTTCCGCGGGTGGGTCTCGCGTGGCGTCGTGCAGAGCGCGCGGCTCGAGCAGGCCATTGAAGAGGGCGAACTCGACGTCGCTTTCGACGACCTCGACGAGGCGCAGGTCAACATCTTCGTGCCCACGGGCATCATCAAGCCGCTCGCCAAGATCGGCGTTGTCGGGTCGAAGGTCGCGTAACGGCGAGAAGGGGAGTCGACAGCCATGCCGATGAAGAAATACCCGAAGGCCTATCTCGCGATGGGCAACGGCGACTTGATCCAGGTGACCAATTTCACCGTCAATTACGGCAACTCGGGCAAGGTGAAGAGCACGCTCCGGCGGCCCGCCAACGGCGTGACGACCGGCAACCCGGAGTGCACGTGCACGTTCGACAGCGAGATCGACGAAGACGGTCCGGAGCGCAATTACTGGAAGATGTGCGACGCCGGCGAGATCAAGCAGATCCGGGCGAAGCTCCCGGGCGGGCGCACGATCCTCACCGTCGAGGGCATCTTCACGTCGGTGAATACCGATGGCCCGCTCGACGACGCGGTGAAGGTGTCGTGCACGTTCAACGGTCGGATGGATCGCCCGGAGATTTAAACCGACCGCAGGGCTTTTAAAAAAGGGGGGCCTGCCTTTAAAGCAGCCGGAAGCGCCGACGGAACTCCCAACGCAATACGACGCCGCGCCGCTCGGGAGGGGACGCCCAAAGAACGAAGGCGACGCGGAAGGGCAAGGCCACCGAGGGCGCTCTCGGTGGCCGCGTCCGTTTCTGGAGAAAGGCGCAACACATGGATCCGGTCGAGAAAGCTGTCGCTCTCACGCTCGACAACTGGGAGCAACTCGGCGTGCAGGAGCAGGACGGCGTGCTTCACCTGCCCGCGTCGATCAAGCGGCGCAACGCGAAGGGCGGTGTCGACGAGACGCCGGTGATGCTCCGCAACGTGACCAACGCTCACCGCTACAAGTCGCGCAAAGAAGCGCGCGCATTCGCCGTCGAGCGGGGCCTCGACATCGACCGCGACAAGGATGTCATCGACGAGATCGAGAACTGGTCGATCCTGGTCTACGCGATCCGCGACGCCGAGAAGCCATTCGACCAGCACATCGCGACGCTCGAAGACCTCACCGAGACGTACGACACGCAATCGCTCGTCGAGCTGTGGGGCCGTTACAACGCCTGGGTGGACATGCTCGACCCGCGCTTCGGCGAGATGACGGACGAGCAACTGTGGCTCGCGATCGCTCGCATCCACGCGGAGAAGAACCCGAGTTTTTTAGTCTCGTTCGGTGGCTCCGCGCAGGCCACTATTATCACGTGTATGGCCGGCCTGTGCATGAGCTCGCCGACGAGACCATCATGGCTGCAGTCGTGATGGATCTGAAGACGGGCCTGCTCGAGCAGAGCCAGGTCCGGGCGCTGCTCGGGCTGAAGGAGTAAGCTTCCGCCATGCCGAGAGCAGCAGCAGTCAGCCTCACGCTCGACAACTCGAGCTTTCTCGCCACCTGCAGGGAGACGCAGGGCGAGGTCGACAAGCTCGGGCGCCAGGGCGAGCGCTCGATGCGCCTCATCACGCATGCGACCGACGCGGCGAAGCGATCGATCGGCGGGATGCTCAGCGAGGGGCGCCGGCTCGGCGGGATGCTCACGACGCTCGGCGGGGCGTGGAGCGCGGGCAACGCCATCCGCGGCGCGGTGAAGCTGAAGAGCGCGTACCGCGAGATCGCCTTCGGCGTGAAGGACGCCAACGGCGCCATGCTCACGTCCGCGCAGGTGCAGCAAACGGTCGAGCGCGCGGCAGCGAAGACGGGCCAGCTCAACGAGAACATGGCGCAGACGTACCGGGAGCTGATCGACGCGACCGGCGATCTGGAGTTCTCCCGGCGCACGCTCGAAGCCGTGGGGCACACGAGTCTGGCCACGGGCGCCGAGCTCGGCGAGACGGCGGAGCTCGCGGACCAGCTGCACACGAAGTTCGGCGTCGCCTCCGACGGCATGCAGGACGCGCTCGCGCAGGTCTTCGGCGCGGCGAAGCAGGGCGGCCCGAGCTTCAGCCAGTTTTCCGAGGTCATCGGCGCCGCCGGGCAGGAGATGCTCAGCGCCGGACTCGAGGGAAAGCGCGGGCTCGACTTCATGCTCGGCGCGCTGGTCGCCACCGACGACCGCTTCAAGAGCCTGCCGAAGCAGATCACCGGATTGAAGGCGGTGCTCCGCGGGCTCTCCAACGCGGGCGAGCTAAACAAGATCGCCGCGAAGCTCGGGCTCGACCCGGCCGCGCTCCGGGCGCAGGGCGACGCGCTCGCCCGGCTCCGCACGATCCTCGGCAAGGGCAAGGCTGGCGTCTCCGCGCTCACGGGCTCGATGGCCCCGGGCGAAGAGAAGGAGACGATGGAGATCCTCTTCACGAAGCCGTTTGAGCAGGCGCTCGCGGAAGCCCAGAAAGCTGGGCTCAAGGGGAAGGCCGCGATCGACAGCGCACTCGCGATGTTCGACCGCCGCATCGGCGACTTCGGCAAAGCCACGATGAGCGGCGCCGAGATGCTCAAAGAGGCGGAGCGCGCGCGCCAGTCTCCGGAGGCGCAACTCACCGCCGCGATCAACCGCCTGAACAACGCCTTCGCGCAGCCGGCGATCATCAACGCGATCGACAAGCTGGCGCAGAAGCTCCCGGAGCTGGCGGACATCGTCGGCAAGGTCGTCGCTTTCGCAGCCGAGAATCCGCTGCTCGCCACCGCGGGCGGCGTCGCGGGCAAGCTCGCGCTCGACTCGGCCGGGAGCTTCGCGAGCGACATGCTCAGCAACTGGCTTTCGAGCAAGCTGGGCGGGAAGGGGAAGGGCGCTGGCGGCGCCATCGGCGCAGCTGCGCAGGCTGCCGCGCGCGGGATGCAGCAGCAGCAACTCCCCTGGTTCGCAAAGGTCGACGAGCCCTGGCTGCCGCAGGAACTCAAAGCCATCGGCAGGAGCGGCGGGATCCCGGGCGTCGGCCGCGCTGGGCTGAGCGTGGGCGTCGCGGGCGGCATCTTCGCGGCGATCGCCGCTGGCGGGATCGCCGGGGCGATGGGCATCCACAGCTCGTACGAAGACGAAGCCAGCGTGATGCGCGAGCTCCAGGACGCGACCAACGCAGCGCGCGGGGGCGGCTCGCTCGCGGAGAAGCGCGCAGCGCTCGAGCGACTCAAGGCCGCGCGCAGCGCAGCGAAGGGGGCGGATATCGGCGGCGGCTTCATGGATTGGATCGGGCGCAGCGTGACCGGCGTGGACACCCGGCAGATCGCCGCCGACCAGATGCGCCAGGCCGCGGACGCGATGGCGCGCCTGGTCGCTGAGCTCAACGGGCGGAGCCCCACTTCTTCGACCGGCGTGGTGCGCGTGCCCGAGACCAACATCATCGGCCGGGTGAAGGTCGACCCGGACGCGAGCCGCAGCATGGCTCAGGCGACGGCGACGGCGCTCGGTGGTAAGGTGCTTACCGTTCGGATCGCCAACCCGCGCGACATCCAAATCGGACCCGTCTCCGTGACCAGCGGCACCGGTGGATCGCGCGGCCCCATGCAACCCGACGCGCTCCGCCCGGGCGGCGCCGTCTAACCCCGGAGAGAAGCCATGGCGTCGAGAATCGTATTCGCGTTCACGATCGGGAAGGTCGAAGAGAAGGGCTGGGATTATCGAATCGTGCCCGCAGACACCGAGCAATTCACGGCGGTGCTCGTCGACGCGCAGTGGGTGAAAGACCACGCGCCGCAGCCGGGCGGCACGATCACGCGCTACGACAACGGCTTCTACGCTTACACGCCGCCGCGCTCGACGGAGTCGCCGCCGGCGCCGCCCGTGTTCGATGGCGGTCCGTCGCTCGCGGAGCGCGAAAGCCTGACGCTCGGGCCCGACGACGTCGGCAAGCTGTCCGATCCCGAAGATGAGCGCGAGCTCGAGCCGTGACGACGAAGATCTTCGAGCAGTACCCGGAAGCGAGTTGGCGCCCCGATGGCGCGACCGACGCGATCGCCTTCCCCGTCGAGAGCATCGACGAGCAGGGCGGCAACCGCATCGTGCGCCACCGGCGGCCCCACCGCGACGGAGCGCGGCTCGAAGACACGGGCTCGAATGAGACCGTCTGGACGCTGATCGCGCCGTTCAACGCGACATACACCGAGGCCGTCCGCAACGGCGTCCCGCTCTATCCGACCGTGCTGCGCCAGCTCGTCCGGAGCTTTCGCACGCACGCGACGGGCGATCTCGTGGTGCCGACGGTCGGCAAGGTGCGCGCGCGCGCCGAGACATACAAGCGGCGCGAGACGCACGAAGAGCGAGACCACGCGGTGCTCGAGCTGATCTTCGTCGAAGACAACGAAGAGTCGCTCGACCGCGTCGCGCTCAATCCGCCAGCGGTGGTCTCCACGCTCCGGAAGCTCAGCGAGCAAACCACATTCAGCGCCGAGCGCAACGGCGTGTGGAACGAAGACGTCCGCTCGCTGAGCGAGTTCGCTTCCGAAGTCGAGGGGCTGCTGCTCGCACCCGGCCGGGCCGCGGCCGACCTCGGCGCCGTCGTGCGGAGCCACCGCAACCAGGTCCGGCGCATGACCGATGCCGCGACCAAGCTCGCGACGCAGACCGGGGGGCTCTTCGCGGAGCCGCGCGGCAGCGAGACACAGCGGCAGTTCCGGACGATCCAGGACCGCGAAGCCCTCGCCGAGGTCGAGCGCACGTCGTCGCTCCCGCGCGTGGTGCCGTACGTGGTGGACGTCGAGCGGACCAGCATCCTGGAGATCGCGGCTCGGCTGAACCAGGACTTCGCCGATCTCCTGGAGCTGAACGCCGCGCGCATCGCGGATCCATTCGACATCGAGCGCGGCACCGTGCTGCGCGTCTTCGAGCGCGCGGCATGAGCATCAACGAGCCCGACAACGAAGACGCCTTTCGGAAGATGCTCTTCGCTCATCGCATCGGGACTGACTGGGATCCGATCGAGACACCGAGCGAATACTCGAAGTGGGCCGCACAGGTCCGCGCGAAGTGGATGATGGAGCGCGGCATCAAACCGCGGCGACCCGATGGCGCGTAGCCCACTCGACATCGTCCGGATCAACGCGCTCGGCACGCCCGAGAACACGACGCTCTTCGACTTCAACTTCTCCGACTTCACCTCCTTCGTCATCACGAATAGCATCACGGGCCCCGCTGAAGCGCGCTTCGAACTCGGCGACGACTCGGGCTATCCCCGCCTGCAGGAGCTGTGCGGTCTCGGCGCGCAGTTCGTCGTGATGGTCAACGACCGCCCGCGCATCACCGGGCGCGTCGAAGCCACGAGCTCACCGTGCGACGCCGACAAGGGCACTGTGCAGTCGTTCGTGGTGCGGACCCGGATGAGCGACGCGGTGATCTCGAGCGCGCCGCAGGGCATCCGGCTGAAGAACGCCAGCATCAAAGACTTCGTGCTCGCGTGCTACGAGGGGATCGGGCTCACCGAGAGCGACTTCGACTTCCAGGTCGACGTGAGCCGCGATCTGATGACCGGCAAAGACAGCCGCGGGCAGCGCCCGGCGCGCTCGCTCGAGCCGCTCAAAGAGGAGTCAGCGAAGGTCAACCCGCCCGAGAGCACGTACTCGGCCGTCGACCGCCATCTCCGCCGGCACGGCATGCTTCACTGGGATGGCCCGGACGGGCGGATCATCGTGGGCTCGCCCGATGATCAGCAGGAGCCGCTCGGCGCGCTCTGCTGCTATCGACCACCCTATACGCAGGCTAACAACCTGCTGTCGATAGAGCGCGTCCAGGACGTGAGCCAGGCGCCGACGATCCTCGGTGTGTTTGGCATCAGCGCCGGGAAGGACTTCTCGAAGACCCGGCTGTGGGCGCAGCTCCAGAACGACGACCTGATTCGCCGCGGCTTCCGGCGCGCGGTCGTGATCAACGACGAAGCCCTGCGCACGATCCCGCTCACCGAGAGCCGCGCTCGGCGCGAGCTCGCGACGCGCAACCGTGGGCTCGACCGGATCATCGTGACCGTCGACGGGCTCTCATACAACGAGGGCGTCGAGCTTTTCCCGTGGGCGCCGGACACCGTCTTCGACGTCACGGCGAGCCACCTCGGCGGGTCGATCGGCAACTACTACGTCGAAGACGTCGAGCTGCGCCGGAGCGCCGACGCCGGCGACGTCTCGCAGATCGTGCTCGTGAAGCAGGGCGTTTGGGTGCTATAGAACGCACAGCGCGGTGGAGCAGTCTGGTAGCTCGTTGGGCTCATAACCCAAAGGTCGCTGGTTCAAATCCAGCCCGCGCTACTGACGACCCGCGGCACCGAGCTTCTCGCTTGAGGGTGAGCGGCGCGGCGAAGGTCGCGGCACAGGAGCCGCGGGTCGTCACGCCTATCGCGCTGGCGGTATGCCGAGCTCGGCGCACACCTCGAGCGCGCAGACGCGGAACGCACGGGCGATCATCAGCTGAAGCAACTCTCGGCGCGCGCCCGGGAGCGAGCTCGCCGCGTGTTCCCAACGGAAGCTGAAGCCCTCGGCGATCACGAGCCAGATCTCGACGGAGCCGCCGACCCCGAGCCGCACCGTCGGCACGACGGGAAAGCCGAGATACTCGCGGAGTTCCCGCGGCGCAATCGTCGTGAGCACGAGCTTCGGGCACGCGATCGCGCGGAGCTGATTGCGCTGGCGGATCTTCTCGAGCTCGAAGCTCTCGGCTTCTCGGCGCGCGCTTTGGTCGTTCACGTAGTCGCTCACCCGCGGAGCTCCGGTGCGAGCGAGAGCTTCTCGCCGCGGCCGCCGGCGACGAGCCCGAGCGTGCGGAGCCGCCCGAGCGGGTTGTTGAATCCGCCTGTGCCGGGCGCGTACCCGGCGAGCTCCGCGAGCTCCGTCGGCGAGACCGGCTTCGAGCACTCGGCGAGCTCGTCGAGAATCTTCCGCATCGCGCCGTCCATGCGCGGATGCGTGAGCCACCAATTCAAGAGCGAGCGGCCATGCCGCGGCGGTCGCTCGACAGTGCCGATCGCGCGGATACCCGCGGCCGTCGGCCCGATCAAGTCCGACCCTTCGACGAAGCCGCCGCTCCGGAGCCGGCTTAACGGGTTGTTGAAGCCGCCGCCTTTGCCCGCGTAGTTGGCGAGATACGCGAGTCGCCGTTTCGGGATCAAACCGTGCACGACGAGCACCGTGAGAATCTTCCGCATCGGTCCGTCGAGCTCGCCCGCTACAGCCGTCGAGCGCAACGGCTTCTCGTCTGGTAGCCGGCGCTTCTCGTTGGCGGCCTTGCTCGTGGCGAGCGAGTGCGCGACCAACTTCGGCAGCGGTGCGCGTGTCGGCGTTGGATGGGGCTCGCCGGACTTGTCTTCGCGAATCAACGCGCTCGCCTGCTCGGCTAGCGCGAGTGCGCGCTCAATCTTGTTTTCGAGCACGGCTACACGAGCGAGCGCGGTATCCCGCTCGGCTTCCGCGGCGACGAGCCGGCGGAGTAGATCGTCGGCGCCCGCGTCGCGCTTCGCGGGTGGCTCGTCTTTGGTCCCGAGCGCGCCGAGCGCGTCGATGATGGTTGCGAGCTCCGCGCGAGCGGTCTTCACCGGGAGCGGCTTCCCGCGCTGCCCGAGAACCGGCGTGCTCGAGCCGTCGAACGTTCGCTTCTTTGCGATCCGGATGCGCTTGAAGACGCGGAGCCACGACGGCGACCAACAGAAGAACTCGCCGGGCGAGAGCTTCGGGAGCTCGGCGAGCGCTGCGTTGCTCACGCCGTCGGCGGCGCCGGTCTCGTCGACCCAACCGGTGATGGCTTTGCGTTCGTGGGGCCCGCGGAGTTGGCCGACGAAGAGGCACTCGATCTGGTTGAGCACCTCCTTCGAGACCGACTGCGGGCGCTGCGTGACCAGCATCGAGCCGAGCCCGTGGTTGCGCCCGAGCCGGACTATGTCCGTGATGGCGCCGAGCATGCGCTCTTCGCCCCGGGCCGCGTGCTGCGGCGCGAAGAGCTGGGCTTCCTCGAGCACGACCATGAACGGGCTCTTCGCGATCCGCGCCGTGCGGAACATCGCTTCAGCGAAGTGCGCGACGTAGTCCTTCCGCTTCGACTTGCTGAGCTCGGAGACGTCGACGATGGCGCTCACGCCGTGCATCACCAGGTAGCTCCCGAGCTGGCCCGCGCTGTCTTCGACGAGCGGCACGTCCGCGCGCTCGCCGCCAACGACCACGACGCCGAGCCCGGGGCCTTTGCCGTCGGCCGCCAGCGTGACCGAGCTCCAGTTGCCGATCGGGTCGAAGACCACGAACGGCGCCCCCGCGTCGTGGAGCTGCTCGACGAAGACGCCAGCGAGATACGACTTCCCCGCGCCCTTCGCCGCGATCGCGCCGAGCGTCTGCGTGCAAGCCGCGCTCGCGGGCATCGACAGGTCGGCGGCGATTCGGACTTCGGGCGCGGCCGTTGCGGCAGCGGCCATCAGTGCTTCGTCCCGGCGCCGCAATCGCAATCGGGATGGTCGCACTGCGGTGGCGAGCTCATCATCTCGGTGAGTTTCTCGGGCGAGATCGTCCCGACGGGTCCGTGCGCGCGGCAACTCACCGCGAGTCCGTCTGGCGTGATGCCGATCTCGAGCCGCTCCTTCTTACCGGCCCGTTGCGTTAGACAACGCTTGCAATGCAAATACGTGAATGCGCCTGGAATCATGGGCCGATTGTATGTGCCGGCCCGGGCGAAATCCCCCTCGAAATCCGGATGGCCGTTTGCCGGCCCCTAGCAGGCCCGTAGAAGCGTCTTCCCCGGGGGGGCACCGGCAGCGCGGACTGGGGGAGGCGGGCGCAGCCGCGCTTCGGCTGGGCTGAGCGCAGCGCCGTCGTACGGAGCCCCGCAATCCTCGCACTGCGCGCGCTCGCCGGCAGCCGGTCTCGGGTCGGTCTCGACCACGATCCGCTCACCGCCACAGGTGGTGCAGTACGGCCGCCACATCTTCCGCGTAGTGTGGGATCGCACCGGCCACCTGGCAAGGGGATGCCGGCCACCGGGGCGAAGCGCCGCGGGATCGCCGGATCAGCGATCCTATATGATCACCGCCTAGACGTTGATTTTTTCAAGTGAACTGACCGGACCAGCCGGGATCACCCAAAGCGCCGGTCCGAGGATCGATCGCTCGCCCGCGTGGCGGTAACGCGCCGGGGTGCCCGGGGGCAACGATTTTCGCAGGGTCCCCCCCAATTAGCGCAGGGTCCCCCCCCAATTAGCGCAGGGTCCCCCCCCGATTAGCGCAGGGTCCCCCCCTCGGATCGGGCGCCGCTCGAAGCCCCGGGCGGTCTATGCTGGTCGCCGCCACGGAGGCGCCCATGGCAGAGCAGCAGCAACTCGGCTTCCCATTCGCGGTGATTGAGCAACGGCGCCGCATGGCGATGCCGATAGAGTTCATCGGCGCGTCGCTCTTTTCGGCGCTCAACCGGAGCGCGAAGCCCGTTCACCACGCCCGGATGACCGAGGTCTCTCGAATGAACGGCTACCGGCTCTTCTACAAGGGCCGCGTGCTCACGCAGGCGCACGCCGACGTGTGGCTCGCCATCATCGAACTCTTCAAGCGGCAGCAGCGCACGAACGCGGGAATGGCCATCGAGTTCCACGCAAGCCAGGTGCTGCGGGTCCTCGGGAAGGTAGCGAACGCCAAGCGCCGCCACGAGCTGCACGAGCTCATCACGGACATGGTGGCGTGCGCCGTCCAGATCTCGCAGCCCGGCGTCGGCAAAGCCTGGGTTGGACCGATGGTCTTCGGCGAGATCGAGCACAACGAAATCACGGGCGAGACCCGATACAAGGTCGCCCTGCACCCGGTGCTCTGCCAGGCGTATCAACGGGGCTTCACGTCGTTCGAATGGCTCGAGCGGAAGGCGATCGGGAAGAACGAGCTCGCGCTCTGGCTCCATCAGTACCTGCTGGCGTTCCGCGATCCCGTGCCCGTCGCCGAGCTGCATCAGCATTCGTGGCAAGCACGGGGCGACCGGCGAGATGATCGCGCGGCTTTCCGGCACCGCCTGCGGACGGCAGCGAACGCGCTCAAAGAGTTGGGGCTCATCGAGCGGTGGATGATCGACCCCGAGGACCGGCTGCACACGAAGGTGGCGAAGCGCTGATTCGACTCCGGCGCCCAGCCCCGGTAGACTCACCCGGTGAGCCTGCTCAACCAGGTTGCCGAGTTCGTGAAGGTCATCGCCTCGAGCCTGGGCTCGACCAACGGCGCGACGCTAGCGAACGTCACCGGGATCGACGGCGGGGACGAGCAGACTCGCGAGAAGGGCAACGACGAGGAGATGTACCAGGCGCTCGGGGTGATCGGGCGCCCGCTCCCACCGGAGGGCGACGCATTCGCCGAAGCTCTCGCGGTCCGCACCGAAGACGGCTTCGTGCCGTTTGCGTGGCGCGACCTGCGGCTGCACCGCGCGCTCAACCCGAGCGGCGCTCCGACGACGCCGCGCGAGGGCCAACTGATGTTCGTCGGGTACGGCGGCGCGTTTCTGTCGCATTCGATGACCGATGGTAACACGGGCTCGAAGCGCGGGAACGTCGTCACGCTCTACTGCCCGTACGACTTCGACGCCGACGGGGCGCCGCAAAAAGCGCACGCGATCATCATCGACCCGACCGACGGCAACCGCGCCATCAGCATCGTGCACGGCTCCGGGCTCTTCTTCACCATGGCCGAAGACACCGGCTCGGGCCCGGGCATCGTCGCGAGCGTCGATGGCTCGACCTTCATGCGGATGAGCCCGGGCGAGTTCTCTGTGAGCGCCGAGAAGATCCTGCTCAAGGGCAACTGCTACCTCGGGCGCCAGGCGGAAGCCGGAGCGCCGCTCCTACCCGGCATCGCGTCGCCGCCGTGCATGTCGTTGTACCTCTCGCCGGTGTGATACCCTGACCGGCAGGCGCGACCGCTCGAAGGAGCGCGCGCGTGTCTTTAGATCCCGGCGACGTCATCATTGCCCCCGACGGGAGCGCGACGGGCAGCGGCCTGTCGAAGGTTATTTACGACGCGCTCGCGACCGAGCACGCGCTGCCGACGTCGGGCCCGACGGTGCCGGGCTCGCAGGAGCAGCTCGCCAAAGTCGCGCGATCCGTCGGGCAACCCGTCGCGCTCGAGGTCAACGAGCACGTGGCGGGGCTTGCGCAGGCTATCGCGTATACGTTCTCGACCACCACCACGAACAGCGACCCTGGCAACGGCGTGCTGCGCGTGAGCACCGCCATTCAGGAGGACGCGGGATTCCTGCGTGCCGATCTGCTCGATGCGAACGGCGCCGATGTCACCGGCATCCTCGATGCGATGGATGATTCGACCGGCACGCCGAAGGGTTACTGCAAGGTCACGCATCGCACCGACGCCACGAAATGGCTCTACTTCGCGCTCGATGCGGTGCTCACGCCCAGCGGCTATCGCAACCTCCAGGTCACGCCTTTGGCGAGCTCGGCGCCGAGCCCGTTCGCCAACGGCAATCCGGTGCTGCTGACGTTCGATCGCACCGGTGACATCGGACCGATCGGGCCAACGGGAGCGACGGGGGCGACGGGAGCGACAGGCGCGCCTGGCGCCGATGGCGCGACGGGATCGACAGGCGCGACGGGAGCGAACGGTGCTGCAGGCCCAGCTGGTGCCACCGGCGCGACGGGCGCCACGGGGGGAACCGGAGCTACGGGAGCCACGGGCGGGACCGGCGCGACCGGCGCGACCGGACCCACCGGCGCAACTGGTGCAACGGGCGGCACGGGCGCGACGGGCGGCACGGGCGCAACCGGAGCCACCGGCCCCGCTGGGCCACTCGGCGTGCCGTACACGTTTCAGACGACGACGACCGACGCCGATCCCGGCGCCGGCGGGTTGCGTCTGGACAATGCCACGCAGAACCTGGCGACGCGCGTGCGGCTCGATCTGCTCGACTCGGCTGGCTCAGACGTGACGGCGTGGCTGCAGTCGTTCGCCACTGAGGGCGTGCCGGCGCCCGGCGCTCGACCTACCGCGCTGGTAAAGATCACAGGCGTCGCCAACCCGAGCAACTGGCTGCTGTTCTACGTGAACGGCTACTTCCCCAACAGCGGCTACCGCAGCTTGTTCGCCACCGTCGCGGCTTCCTCCGGCGCCACCCCGTTCGCCAACGGCGACGCGGTGCTGGTGTTCGCGTACGCCAGCATCGGCATCTTCGACGGTGAGATCACGAACGCGAAGCACGCGGACATGGCGCAGGGCACCGCGAAGGGTCGCGCGACAGGTTCTGGCACCGGGCCGCCCGTCGATCTCACGACAGCGCAGCAGTCGGGCAACGTGCGCGGCATCGGGCTGACCGTGGCCTCCGATGGGCGTCTCAAGGTGCGACCGCGGTTCCGCAACCCGCAGCTGGTCGATTACTTCATCAGCGGTGGTGTCACGAGCGGCACCATCGGCGCGCTCAACTGGCATCTGCACGGCACGGGCACGCCGGCCTACAGTCGCATCGGCGGCAACTTCAACACGAGGACGGCTGCGGTCGACACCAGCGCGGCGCTCAACAACCGATCGGTGCTCGCCCTCGGTGAGAGCGAGACGCGCCAGGTTGCCAATCCCGTCGAGATGACGCTCATGCAGGCGTCCTGGGACCACAACTCCGATCTGGCGAACGTGCGCCGGTTCTTCGGCTTCTCGTCGGATCTGGGCGGCGATCCGAGCGGTGTTACCGCAGCGCTCGGCATCTACTACGACTCCGGCGTCAGTGCGAACTACCTGCTGATCAGTCGCGCCAGCAGCGCCGGCACCCCCGTAGATACCGGCGTGCCGGTACCGTCCAACACCGGTGAGCTGATCAGCCTGGTGAAGTCGTCGACCACCTGGTCGTTCTACAGCGGCAACACGCTGCTCGGGTCGGTGAGCTTCACTGCATCCGTCAACATGGCAGTGGGATTCCGCATAGAGACGCTGACCGCGGCGCTGAAGCGTTGGCGGATCGGTTCGTTCCTGCTGACCGGTGACCTCGTGGGCACGCTCGACGACGACGGCTTTCTCGAAGCATGAAAGGGGGGCGGCATGCCCATCACGAACGCAAAGACCTACATCGAACAAGGCGAGTTCACCGCGCTCGTCGGCGGGCTCGGTGCGAACATCGGGATCATCGAGACGCAGATCCGGGCGCTCGCGCTCGGCGCGGCCATCGCGCGCGTGCAGCTCTACGGCGGCGAAGACGGCGTCGAGATCGAATGGGCAGGGCCGCCGAGCGCTGCGGACCTGCAGCTGGTGGCAGAGCTGGTGCCGACCATCACGGGCGGCGGCACCACCAGCCAGCCCTTCGTGTACGAGAGCTTCGCGATGTCGGCTGCGAATAGCGCCACGCCGGTCGTGAAGATCGACGAGACGACGCCTCCGCTCGACGCCGGCACCTATCAGGTTAGCTGGGTGAGCAACATCCAGATGGCGGCTGCGCTCGCCAACACGGGCGTGCAGGCTTCGATTCGGCTCGAGCGACTGCCAGACGGCGCCGCCGTCGAGCAACCCGACTCGTGGGATCTGCCATTCCCACACGCATTCAACGGCTCTCAGCCATTCCAGATCCAGGCGGGCCAGCGCATCCGCGCCCGTCTCACGTTCTGGCGGCTGGGCGCGAGCGGCTCGGCGGAGATGCGCGGCGCGCGCGTCACCATCGACAAGGTCGGCGAGATCACGTGAGTTGCTCCTTCCCGCCCGTGCCCGAGCTCCCGTTCCCGGTGCTGCCGCCGCTCGCGTTGCCCGCGCTGCCGGCGGTGCCGGGTCTGCCGGGCTTGCCCGGCATCCCGCTGCCCGGGCTGCCCGCGGTGCCGACGCTCGGATTCCCAGTGCTGCCGGCGATCGCGCTGCCGGCGCTGCCCGCGGTGCCGACGCTGCCGGCTCTCCCGAGCTTGCCGCTGCCGGGCTTGCCGGGGCTCCCGTCGCTCGCGTTCCCGCTTCCGATCCCGGCGCTGCCGGCGCTGCCCGCGGTGCCGACGCTGCCCGACCTCTTCTGTCCGCTCGAGTGAGCCGTTCAGGCTGATGGCACCAGCTCTTCGCATGTCGCGAAGATGAGCCTTGAGGTCATCATGCCCGAGCCACAGTCCTATTTCATCGACAAGCAGCGTCTGATCCGCGCGCCGTTCTTCCGCTACGGCGGCGCCGGGGGGCAGTCCACGACGATCGCTGCCGGCACCGCGACGGCGGGTCACATCTACGCGCTCCGCAACCCGGCGGACTCCGGAGAGCGGATCCACATCGCGTCGCTCCGGCTCGCGTTCCTTCCGGTCACTGCTTTCGGTGCAGCGCAGGCGGTCCGGCTCGGCGTCTACAAGCTCACGGGCTATAGCGCAGCGCACACGGGCGGCAGCGCCATCACGCCCGCGAAGCGCCGCACCGGGCAGAGCACCGCCAGCGTCGGCGCCGCTCGCATCGCAGACACGGGCGCGCTCACCGCAGGCACGCACACGATCGGCTCGGCGCAACCGCTCTTCAGCATCGGCGCTCACGGGACGCTGCCCGCGTTCGACAAGACGTTCTCTCCGGCGGACGGATATGTCGAGGTGCTCGAGCCCGGTGAAGGCCTGCTCGTGCGGAACGAAGTGCTGATGGGCGCGAGCGGCGTCGGCGTCTTCGTCGTGGAGCCCGAGGGCTGGGAGCGCTAGGCTTTCCAGCGTGACGCCGCGCTCTCTCCAGAGGCGCGAGCGTTCGAACGGCCCGGTCCATCAATGTTGCTGCGATGGCTCGGGCCGTTCCCTTTCGTCCGATTGGACGCGGCGTCCAGATGGACGAGTGTACGTGTCGAACCAACGGCACACCGGGACGCGGTGCACGACGCCGAGCTCGGGAAGCAACCAGCACGGGGCGCCGCACTTCGGGCACGGCGCGCTCGGCTTGCCTTTGAGGTCTACCCGGACGCGCTTCACTCGGGCAGGCGGCACACGTTCTCGACGCAGGCCAGGCCCTCGGCGCACTCCCACGACTCCGTGCAGCTCGCGCCTTCGAGCGCGCGGGACGGCGGCGGCGCGAGCCCCGGATCCAACTCGAGCGCGGGGCGCGGTGCCGGCGGCGGCTCGGGCAGGAGCTCGGGCGTAGCCGGCGTCGGCGGCGCTTCCGGATCGTCCGCCATGAGCTTCGAGGCTACGGCAGCCATGAGCTTCACGCCCTGCACGATGGGCCCGCGGTACTCGGGCGCCGCCCAGATGGCGAGCACCTGACCGAGAAGCGTGAATGCGCCGATGGCGATCGCCGTCCACTTGCTGCCGCCCTTCACGGCTCGCACCGGTAGGCTTGGTCGTGGCGGTTCAGCTTTCGGCGGGGGCGCGCTGGAGAGGCGCTCGACCACGTCGATCGGGATATTCACCGGCAGACGCGCTTCAATCAGCTTGTAGACGTCCTCGACGGTGCGCGGCGGCTCTCCGCCGGCGCTGCCGGGTAACCGTTGCGGGCGCGGGATCGCGACTCCCGTTGGCGTGTCGTTGCTCACGCCGGAGAGTCTATCTCAGGCGGTGTGCGCGCGCATCCGTCGTGAAGCGGAGGAAGTCGCTCACCGGGAAGTGCGGCCCGGGATCCCAGTGGGTGCCCTTCTCGGGGAACGCCTTCGTCACTTCGGCGTGCGTCGTGATACCGGGCGCGCCGCGCTTGATGTGCTCGGCACCGATAAACGCCGTCGGGATCCCGAAGCGCTCGCACAAGTAGGCGGTGAGCTCGGCTGCGAGTAGGAGCATCCGGAGCGAGTAATCGTCGAGCCACTGCGCGCGGCTCTGCCGCGCGTAGCCGGCGAGCTCCACGCCGATCCCGCGCCCGTTCACCCCCGGCGCGTGCCAGGCGATCCGCTCGGGCGGCACGCAGCAGATCACCGAGTCGGCATCAACGCAGTAGTGGGCGCTCGTGCGCGGCGCGGCCCCGCGCTTCCCAGCAAACCAGGCGGCCACGTTCTCGGCGGTGGTGGACGCCTCTGTGGCTTCCATCGAATGGAGAACTACGAGATTCTTCGCGACCGCGCCGACGTTGCGTTGCCAGTTGGCCGCCTCGACGTACACGAGCGCTTCCGGATCAAAGAGCACCTGCGGCCGCGCGATAACCTCGACGTTGATCGCCGCGCGGGTTTTCTCTCCAACGACGCCGTCGGCTCTGAGGTGGCGGGCGGCTTGCCAGGCGACGGTCGCGTTGTGCACGCTCGGGTCGAAGATGTTGCTCGGGCCCGAGAGATCGAAATCGTCATCCTCGAGCACGAATCGCCAGGCGGCCACGTCAGCGCCGGCGTCGCCGAGCCTCATCACCTTGCGCCACTGGTCGGGCCGCGGATGCGCTACGTCGTTCATGGGTCGCGATAGGGTTTGCCGGGCGAGCACTCTGCGGTGGCGGTCATCCCGCTCGCACGCTCCAATGAGGTAGGCGCGACCGCAACGAAGCGTCGAGAGCCGACCCGGCAAGCTCACGATACCAGCGCGCGCGCGCCAGCGCTACACGTTCGGCAGTGCAGGTCGAGCCCACAGCGTGATGCGGCGGCGGACCTGGTTGACCTGGAAGTTGCCGCCGAGCGTGAGCGTCTTGGCGGTGTTGTCGTAGCTCACGAGGTTCGCTTGCTGCGGGTTGATCACCTCGTCGACGTCGTCGTCCATCACCAGGAAGTCGCCGATCGTGAAGAGCGTCGGGATATTCGCGAAAGCGCCGGTGCCGACGGTCACGTTCGTGATGGTCGGCGAGTCGTAGGTCAGATCGCCGTACACGACAGCAGCAAGCGAGTAGCGGCGGCAGTGGATCGGGTAGAACGTGCACGTCTCCGGGAGCGACTCGAGCAACTCCTCGTCGTCGTCGTATCCGTTCATCGCCTCGAGGGTGAGCTCGGTCCCGGTGCGGCTCTTCACCAGGAACGCCACGCCGTTGTCGCCCGACACCAGGATGTCGCCGACGTCGCCGCCCGTGTGCATGAGGCTCGCCGTCGTGATGCCCGGCACATCCACGACCAGGATCCGCCCGGTGAGCGAGACGACGTCCGCGCCCGGCAGGTTCACCGAGCCCCACGCGACGGGCACGCCGGGATCTCGCCCGCTCCCGAGCGCTTTGATTCGCTTCGCGTAGACGTTGAGCCCGAGGTCCCGCGAGCTGCGCTGGCACGCGGTGTAGAACTGTGCAGCCTGCAGGACGTTGCCGGTGATGGTTTTGACGTAGCCGCTCATCGCAGAGAAGCCGCCGAGATCCATCGAGCCGTTGCTCACCACCACGCGCAGGGTCGCGTTGTATGCTGCTCGCTGATACGGCTCGTCGAGATCGACGTCCTGGCCGTCGAAGTGACAGTTGTTGAAGATGAAGCACCGGCCAGGTTCGATCTCGCCACTCACGCCAGCAGCCTTGAAGCCCAGATACCCGCCGCGCGCGGCCGCCATGTAGAACCAGGTGTTTTCGAAAATGGCCTGTGCGACCGCGCCCTGCCATTCGAAGACCCACGTGGGCACGCCGAGTTGATCCCACAGCGTGAAGCCGAACTCGCAACTCGAGAAGCGCGCCATGCCCTGGCGCTGCGCGTCTCCGGCGCCGCACACGCCCACCTTGTACATCGCTTCGGCAAAGCACCCGTAGAACGCGGGGCCCTGGCCATAGTTCAAGTTCGTGATCTCCAGGAGCTGGATCCCGATCTCGAAGCTGCACGAATAGACGGAGATCTGCGGGTTGCCGATCTGCAGCCCGTGCCGGACGGTGGTGAGCGCGGTGTGGCAGTACGCAAAGATGCAATCGTAGATTGCCTGCACGCGCGCCTGCGTGTTTCCCCACGAGTAGCCCCACACGCAGAAGATGATCTGCGCTCGGCGGACCTTCACGAAGTCGCCGTTCGCGTCGCTGTTGGCCGGCTGAAGCGCGATGCCAACGACGAAGCCGTTGATCTCCACGTCCTCGATGAGGACGTTGCGGGAGTGGAGCTTCCCGTACTGCGGCGTCACGCCGAGAAACGCGGGATAGGTGACGTCCGGGTAGTGCGTGCCGGGCTGCACGCCCGAGTACGGATCGATCGCGATGCCGGCGAGCGGCGCGTATCGCGAGCTCGCGCTCGCCGGGAACTCCGGATCCACCCATGCGCTCGGCTGCAGGTGCGACATGTTGAGCGCGTTGGCGACCGAGAGAATGTGCTCGCCCGCTTTCTCCTGCACGATCGACATGCCGCGCACGACGGTGCTCCGGCCGCCGCTGATGGCGACCGCCGGGCGGTCGTTGAAGAACGCAACGATGGCGGTGCCGCACCCGCTCACGTGGTACTCGCCGCCCTGGCGCAGCCCGGCCCCGATAAACTCGACGCTCCGGAAGTCGGTGCCGTATCCGAGATGGATCGTGTCGTCGATGCGGAGCACGCCGGCGGGCACGATGACGCGCGGCCCCTTCGCTTTGCCGAGCCCGGCGCTGCGATACATCGCGTAATCGATCGCGGCTTGAAGCGCCGGCGCGTGGTCGTAGAGCAGCGTCTCGTCGTACGCGTCCGTGATCTCCGCGGCCGTCATGAAGTCGGTGACGTAGATGTCGTCGGAGAGCCTGCTCGCGACGCTCCGCGCGACAGCTCCGGATCCCGGCGCGAGGAATGATCCACTCGTCGCGCCGTTGGCGATGAGCGCATTGAGCGGGTCGGCCCAGCCCTCGACGCCGAATTGGTTGGTCTCGGTCGCGACGATCTTCCGGAGCCCTTCGCCGGCGGCGATGTAGAGCCCGCGTTCGTGGACCAGCGACGGGTCCTGGACGACCCGCCCGCTCGCGAGCGTCCGCTGCCCGCGGTCGACCACGCACCGGAGGATGTACGAGTGAGCGCCCGTGTCCGGAGCCTCCCCCGTGACCTCCCCGGCGGGCGAGCTCGGCGCCGCCGTGCCGCCCGAGGTCGAGCCCTCGAGCGTGATGAGCGGCGCTCCCGAGCTGGCGCGCGGCGGGTTGGCGGCGATTCCGAGGCTCGGGTCAGATCCCTCGCGGTAGACCTGGAAGAAGACGCTCTTCACGCCCAGCGGCTGGCGGAGCTTCAGGCGGAACGTCTCGCCGTTCGTCGCCTGGTACCCGTGGTCCTGGCCGTCGTCGTTGATGTCGAATAGAGCGCTAACCACGCCGTCTCTCCCGGAGCCAGCGGCCGCGCCTGCCGGTCAGGGTATCACGTGGAGCGCGCCCGATCGCCCGCGATTTCGAGAGTGAGCTTTCCCCACCACTGGTTGTGATACTGCTCGGCGAGGCGCACCAGGAACGCGCCGCCCTCCCGTGGCGTGAACGCGAGCTCGCTCGGCTTGAATCGCCGGTACACCTTCCGCATGGCGAGCGCTCCGGTGGGCGTGTAGACCTCGCACTCGAGCGGCAGCACGATGCCTTCGGGCAGCGTCGCCGAGTAGTCGACGGCAACCACGACAGGCTTGAATGCCGCGAGCACCTGGTTCGGATCCGCGAGCGTGAGGCGGAGCCGGTCTTCGCCGATGTAACGCGGGCTGAGTTCGTCGAGCAGGCTCACGTGACGTCCAGGTGTAGGATGATCCCGCCGCCGCCGGCGCGGTGCAGGACGTAAGTGTAATGCCCGGCGATCATCGGCGTGAAGGACCGCTCGCTGCTCCTGCCGGGCGAGACGCTGACCAGCGGCGCCGGGGATGGCGACTCGGCGAGCCAGCCCATGAAGAGCCGCCCGTCGAGCGCGCTATCGAGCGGTGCCAGGACGCCGTCGACGGTGGCGCGGATGAAGACCGGCACCCCTATCGACGACGAACGGCGCCGGAACTCGCGCCCGGGAGCAGGGTTGATGCGGCTCGGCAGAGTCGGGAGCTGGGCGGGGTCACGCCACAGCGTGATGGTCGGGCCGACCCATTGAGCGCTGAAGTCCGGCATCTGAGCTCAGAACCCGGAGAAGCCATCCGATGCCATGGTGCGCGTACCCTTCGCGTAGAAGAGTCTTCCCGACGCGACGCCGTAGCCGTGGAGCGTGCCCGCCGGGAAGAAGATCGGGGCGGACCACGACAGCCCCTCGTCGACGCTGGCGATGGCGAATGATCCGTCGGTCGTGCGCGCGCCGATCAGCACGAGCAGTCCGGTATTCGGGCAGCACATCAGCTTCGGGACGATCGCCGCAGACGGCTGCAACAACGCTGGCGGCATGTTGTTGTCGGCCGTGGTGAGATCAGCGATCGGCGTCCACGTCACGCCATCTGGGCTGGTCGAGACGCGGAGCGCGCCGGAGATGAATCCCGCGTGCCAGATCTTCGATCCGCCGTTGCCAGTGATGTAACCCTCGTTGAGCCAAGATCCGCTGGGCGGCGCGGGGTACCCGCCCGAGTCGCTCCACGAGGTGCCGCCGTTGTCGCTGATGGACATCCGCGGGAAGTCCGAACCGTCGCGGCCGCAGATCACCGTGCGTCCGCCCGACAGCACGGCCATGCCGCCGAGCCCGCTCGTCGAGAGCGAGTGCGTCGTGACCGTCCAGCCCGGCGAGATATCGGCATCCGGCGAATGCGAGACCTGCGTCGTCGGTCCGCGGCAGATGAATCGAGCGTGCGTCGGATTCCACACGACCTGCTCGGCGAGAAATCCCATGTCGCCGCCGACGAACCAGGTGGTGCCGCGATTGTCCGTGTAGTTGGCGCACTTCGTACTCGACGCGTTGGTCGTCGGCACGAGCACCACGCGCTGCAACGTGCTCGAGTAGGCTGCGCTCACAGCGCCCCCGGCGACGGCCTCGCTGAGCGTGCCCTTCACGACGGCGATTGGCGTGTCCAGCACCTCGACAACACCATCGGCCCCGCTCCGCATCACGAGCGTAGGCTTTCCCTCGCCATCGGGATTGATCACGGCGAGCGTCTCGTTGGTCACCGCGAACGTGGCTTCGAGCAGTCGCGGCAGCAGTAGCGCCGGGAGTTGCCGGTGGGTGATTCGATCGATGTCGTCGCCGGCGCCGATGAGCTTCGCTTGGAAGTCGTTCAGATGCGCTGGCGTGAGCGGCTGTCCCTGTGACCAGCCACCAGCCTTGATCGGTGCGATCGGCATTATTCTTCCTCGAGCCCGGTGTAGCCCAGCAGCGAGACGCCCACTGCGAAGCCGAGATGGGTGATGATGTGATAGGTCGCGTTCGACGGCAATACGTCGTGCAGCAGGCGGCCCGCGCGCTGCATGACCCGGAGTTCTGCTGTGCCCGGCAGCACGCCGTCGCCGATGTCGAGCAGCGCGACGACGTCGAAGCGCGTCGAGTAGTTCGGCAGCGCGGTGCTCTGCCGCCCGCCACCGAAAGGCTCGTCGCCGGCGTAGTCCTCGAAGGCGCGGCCGGCGACTGTGACGACGCTGAGTTCGTCCGGCACCTGCACGAGCTGGAAGCGAGGGTCGAGCGCTTGAAGGCTGGCCTCGATCTCGGGCAGCGAAGCCGCGAGCTGGAGCGTGTAGAGCTGAGCGGCCGCTTCGCGGCGCTCGTCGTCGGTCAGGTCCGGATCATCGGTGAGCCCGTAGATCCGCTCGTAATAGGGCAGCAGGTCCGTCGCCAGATGCGGAAACGCCTGTAGCGTCGCGCGCTCGTCGTCGCTCGTGCAGCTCGCGATGGCGCGTGCGAGCACCATGCGCCGCAGGCCGTCGATCCCGGAGTCGTTGATGGCGGTGCCGCCCTTGCCAGCGGCGGATCGGAGCGCCGCGTACACGCGCTCGGTGCGCGTGGGCCCGCCGCCGAATGTCATCGGCATTGGGTTGTGCCAGCCAAAGCCGCCCACGAGTCACCCGATAAACACGGCGACGTCGTTGCCGTCGCTCACAGCATCAGCGCCATCGCGGATGGAGACCTTCACGCCGCTCGGCACACCGGAGAGCGGCGTCACCAGCACGCGCCGGGTCGCGGTTTGGCTCGGCGTGACGACGGTGCCGAAGCCGTACTCGAAGACCAGCGGCACGGACTCGCCGTCCATGTCAGGCACCGACGCGGGGTACTCGACGTTATAGTTGCCGACGCCGACCCGCGTGATCGTCGGGTTGGCGTACGCGCCGGTCGTGAGCCCCTTCGGATTCCACGCCTCGCCGCGGGCGAGGATGGGCTGCGATCCCGAGTTGGCGGTGAAGATGATCTTCGCCCGATAGGAGACGATGCCCATGCCGGCTGCTTGCCAGCGCAGCAGGTTGTACTGCTCGGCGGTCGCCTCCTTATTCGGGTTGAGCACCCGCCCCGCGTTCACGAGCGTGGGCCCGAGCGATGCGAGATCTGGCCGTGTGGGAAAGCCGCCCATCGTCAGACAGGATACACGGCGGCCTTGCCGCAGACCAGCAGCGTCGGGCCCGCGATGGGATCGGCTGGCAGCGCTGGCGTCGAGACGCTGATTGACGCGAGCTGTGCGTCCGCCACCGTCGCGCCGAGGGCTTCGCTCAGATACCCGGTGATGGCCTGCCCTGCCCGCGCCGGCTTCTCTTCGCTCGGCACCGGGTTGCGGAACGCGCGCGCATAGCGCTCGTCGGCGCTCGCGACCACCTCGCCCGTCCCGAGTGTGTCGAAGTACGCGGTGATGCCCTCGGCGATCGTCGCCCGCCGGCCAGCGTCTGGGCTGATCCACGTGCCGAGCGCGAGCGTGAACGACGGCGCCTGCGTGAGCTGGACGCGGTAAACGCCCCCGCCGAGATCGGTGATGGTGCTCACCTCGAGCCGTTCAAACGCGCTCAGCGTCGCGTTCCACGCCATCAGGTGGACCTCGGTCGACGAGCTCGCAGCGAGCGGCAACTGCCCCGCCCCGCCCGTGGTGATCCGGAAATCAGTCTGGTTCGTGAGCAGCGTGATGGCGATCGCGGCGGTCCCGTTGATCGGGGGGAACGGCTCCAGGTCAGTCCAGCCGGAAGCCGAGTTCACCGGCTGCGCCAGCTGGAGCGCGACGTCGCTCGCCTGCGCCACCGGCGGGAGCACGACCAGGTGTTGGTTGCCCGGCAGCGTGCTCGACCCGGGCGGCACGAGCGCGCTCTTCACGGCCTCGAGCACCGAGACCGAGGGCAGCCGCGCGAGCGGCCCGCGCACGGCGCCGCGCTTCTGGACGATGGCAACCAGCGTCGAGCCCGAGTGGAAGGCGCAGCAGTACACGAAAGCGTCCTCGACGCTCACGCTCGCCTCTCGGGCGAAGCTCCGGATCTGCGCCCAGTTCCCCGCCCCGGGCTTGTGCCGCTGCTCGGAGATCAGCCGCTGCCCGAAGTCCTCGTCGGTCTCGGCATCCAGCCCCCCGGAGAAATCCGCCGTGATGACCTCAGCGACTGGCTGCGATCCCGCCGGCGCGTTCGACCAGGTGATCTCGGTGCCCACGACGATGTTGGTCTCGTCGCCTCCGTCGAGCGCGATGAGCGTGAGCTCAGCCTCCCCGTCCTCGTCGGCCGTGCCCGAAGCGATGACCTGGTAGCGGCGCTGGGCGGGGTCGCGGCCGTAGACCGCAAACGGATCGCGGAGCACGGTCGAGCCCACCCAAACGGTACCGGGGTTGCCGCGCGCGAGCACCACGCCGGAGCCGCCGAACGCCGGCAGATACTCGGTATCCCAGAGCTCGGCGTGGTACGTACGGAGAAAGCTCGAGTGCGCGCGGTCCGCGCGGATCTGCTGAGCGAGGAACTCAGCCCGCTTCTGATGGGTGAGCAGCACGACGTCGACCGAGTCGTATTCGCGGAACCACCATGAGCCTTTCGCCGTCGAGATGCGCAGCTCGTCCTCGGTGATCACCGCGCCGGTGTCCGGGTTGATGGCCCCGCGGAGACCCTCGCGCATGTCCGCGAGCATGTCCTCCCGCACTTCCCCGCGGCGGCGGACCGCCCACTCTCTCTCGGCTGGCGTCGGCACGCCTCGATTCTACCGGCTCACAGCGTGAAGGCCAACCGCCCGAGTGGTTTGCTGCTCGGCGCGAGCCGGTCGCGGTACTCGAGCACGACGTTCACCTGAGCCGAGTCGCCGTCGTCCACGCTCGCTGTCACCCGCTCGAGCCGCACGGCGCCGCTGGCTTCGCCCGCGGCGAAGGCCTCCCGGCTCGTGCTCTCGACGAGCTCGGCGATGCCGTCTTCGACGTTCCGGATCTCGCGGTAGCGGTGCCCGAGGTCGCGCACGCTCGCGCCCGAGCCGCGCTCGATGCGGATGGCTTCGATGGCCATCGAGTCCGCGACAGGCCGGCTCCGGACCAGGCTCTCGATTTCGCCCGTCGTGGGGTTGATCCACGGGGCGAGAATCGCGGGCGGCTTCGGCTGCTCGGCGACGCCTTCGACATCGAACGCGGAAGCGGGGCTCACCCCGCCGGGCGGTAGATACGGCATGCTGCGAGTGTAGCGCGCGCCGGCGTTTCACGTGAAGCGCGTCCAAATGGTTGCGCCGTGCATCCGTCCTGATGTACGGATGGCCGCGGCGTCCGTTCGTGCAACCGTACGGCGCCGAGCCCTCCCCCCTCAGAAACCCAAAGGAATCCCTCGCCATGCTGGCGATTGCCGTCGTGCATTTGAAGGGCGGCAGCGGGAAGTCGACCCTCACGGTCAACCTCGCTGCGGCCGCTCATCTCCACCGCCTGCGCACCATCGTGCTCGACCTCGACACGCAGGCGACCGCGCTCTCGTGGTCGTCCGCCCGCCGCGAAGGCTCGAAGCTCGAGGGGATCGCGGTCTCGCTCGCGGTCAAGAAAAGCGACACGAAGGTCGCCCTCCCCCGCCTGCGCGAGCTGAGCACCGGCTTCGACGTGGCCATTCTCGATGGCCCCGCGCGTGAGCCTGGCATCACCTTGAGTGCGGCAGTCTTCGCTGACGTCGCGCTGATCCCGATCGTGCCCGGCCCCGGCGACTTCTGGGCATTCGAGCCGACGCGAGACGCGCTCGACACCGCCGACGAGTTACGCGCCGAGCTCGGCCGTCCGCCGGTGCGGCGCTGCTTCGTGGTCAACGCCGCGCGCATCGGCACGACGCTGGCGCGCGACGCCCAGGCGGAGATCGAAGCCAACCTCGGCGAGTACGTCGGCACCGTTCACCATCGCGTTTCCCTCCCCCTGGCGGTCAACCGCGGCGAGAGCGTCTTTACGACGCCAGCCTCGGTCGAGGCCGCTCACGAAATCGAGCGCCTCTGGCGCGCACTGAAAGGCACCCCCGCCCATGGCTCTAAGCTCAAAGAATCCAACCAAGCAACGCCGCGCCGAGCAGCTCGACGAGGACGAGTCGCGGTTCGTGGCTGACATCCCGAAGCGCCTGCACCGGGCCATCCGGGTGAAGTGCGCCGAGCTCGGCATCGATCAGAAGACGTTCTTCCTGAAGATGCTCGAAGAGCACCACGGGATCCAATGATCGAGTGGACGGGCGTCCAGAAGAACGTCCGTCCAAATGCACCACCGCCCCCGAAAGCCGGGCCAGACGCAGGGACCGAGACCAATCAGTCGAACCACGTGAGGCTCAGCGTTCGGGGGCGGTGGGAGCGAACCTATCAGATTCCGTCGCGCTGCACGAGCGGCCAGTACTTTGCGCGGTGCGACCAATCCATCGCCCACGCGATCAACTCGCGCGCAAACGGCCGGCACTGCGGCTGCATCGCCGGCAGCAGCGCCCGGACCGCGGTGAGCGCAGCTCGCTCGGCGTCGTCGTCGCCCGAGAGCAAGTGCCAGCACGCGGCGATCGCTTCGAGCGCGTATCGGTCCTGCCCGGTGAGCGCGCCGAGCGATGGCAACGGGTGAGCCGGCGCGCCCGGGCGCTTCAAGTAGGTCCCTTCTTTGATGACCGAGCGGAGCCACGGGATCGGCTTCTGGCTCATGCGCCCCCCAAGGCTTGCTCGAAGGCATGGCAATAATCGCAATCGCAACCCGTTGCCCGATAGTCGGGCCCCGGATCTGCACCGGCGATCTCTGCCGCACGAAGCGCGCCATGCTCGCGCCCGAGAGCACCGAGCGCCGCGCGCTGGTGCGGAAGCGGCGGGTCGCGCGACACGCGCAACTCCGACCGGAGCCGCGTCGCGCCCTCGGGTGATTGGATCACGATATCGGGCACGCCCTCGCGGGCGAGCTTCGAGAGTTGAGCGCGCGCTACCGCGAGCGACTCGCAGAGCGCGGTCACGCATTGCACGAGCGCGCTCTCGCGCGAGAGCCCGCCGTACGCCGCGGTCGCGAAGCACGCATGGACGACCGGGTCGCTCACGTAGAGCTCCCGGAGCTTCTCGGGCACGAGCTCGCGGAGACGGTCGCGCGCCGTCGACAACGGGCGCTCGCACCAGATGCACCGCCCGTCGCTCACGCGCGGCATACACGGCCCGGCCGCGCCCGGGTGCGAGCACGCGGCGGCGGTGTCAGCCACCGTCGCGCTCCTCTTCGGCGAGCTTGGCGAGCCGAGCCATCTCGCCGATCGTGTCGCGGTCCGCGTCGCGGAGCGCGGCTTGCACCGCGTCCCGCGTCATACCCGTTGCGAGATTCACGATGGCGTGGTGCCGGCACATCCGCGCGCCGTCGGCGAGCGTGACCTCGGCTTCCGAATCGCAGTCGACGTAGCCGCACACCGAGTCCGGCACCGTCGGGAGAAGCTCTTCGCACAGGGCAGGGAAGGCGTCCTTGATCCGATCCGTGAGCGTCACGAGCGCGCGGCTCGGCACCGTCGACCAACGGCTCGCCGCGCCCTGGCGGCGCCACGCGAGCACGGCTTGTAGGAGCGCCCGCGTGTGCGGCTCGGGCAGGGTGAAGTGATCCCGGTCCGCTCGCGGGCGCGCGTACGGGTAACTCGTCGGCGGCACCCCGCCGTCGTACGTGATCATGGCGTCGCACACATCGTCGATGACCTGCGCGCCGCAGCCTTCCTGCTCGCCCCACTCCAGCGCGAGCCGGCGCGTCTTCGAGAGCAAGTCGTCGAGCTTCGTCCGTTTGGTCGCTTCGTCCGTTTGCACGGCTGGACGTTTGGACGATTGGTAGAGCGGTGAGGTCAAGCACCGCACGCAGTTGATCTCGGAAGCGTCGCTCGTGATCTTCTCGCGGACGTCCGCGAGATAGCCGACGGGCTCGTTGCAAAGCGTCGTGTGTTGGCTTCCCGGTGCGTACCCGTGTGTCGTCGTCATCGCTCAGCCCTCCTCGCCCGGCTGGCGCTCGCGCGGGAGGAACGTGTGCTCGGGCTGCTCGGGCGGCGGGAGGTCATCGGGCGTCTTCGAGAACGCGACAGCCCAGACGTGCGCCGAGCGCCGGTGCTCGGGCGACCACGCCTCGACGATGGCGCGCGCTGCTGCGCCCGTGAGTTGCGCCCACGACTCGTCGGCGTCGACCAGCGCATCGACGACCTGGTTGACCGTGAGCGTGTCGTTTGCCGGGGGAGGGGGCTCGCTCTTCGCTGCGCGCGCAGCCTTGTCGGCCTTGTGCTTGGCGGCCATCTCTTCGACCGCCGCGCCCGTCGAGCGCGGCGTGCCGGCGGTCTGCTCCTGCTTCGGCTTCAGATCGAAGATGGCCTCGATGGTCGTCTCGCCATCGCGGATCGCGTTGGCCCACCCGATGCAAAGCTCGAGGTGCTCGGGCTCGAATGCGTTGGGGCCGGAGATACCGAGCCGCGCGAAGAAGCGCTCGGCGTCGATCCCCTGGTCGTTGACGAACCAACTGATGGCACGGTCGCGCTTCTGGTTGAAGGTGTTATCGACGCGCCCCGTGGCCTTGTCCGTGGCGGCGCCGTAGATGACATCGATCAGCGCCTTCGGGATCGTCCGAAAGATCGCGTTGCGCAAAGCAATCGAGATGCCCGCCTGCTGCGTCACGCGGATCATGTCTTCGCTAAACCGGAAGCCAGCGCCGCGGCGCCCGTCGCTGCCCTTCGGCGACGACCAGATGCCGCGCTTCACTTCGACGGACACCTGGTTATTCGTCTCCAGATCCCAGCTGATGCCCTGCGCGGTGATGTCCTTCTCGGCCACGTCGATGATGCGCGAGCCGAGCCGCAGGTTGCGCCAGTTGTTGGCGGCCATCTCGGCGAGCCGAATGCTCGGGCCTTTGATGTCCTTCTGGACACCGTTCTCGTAGCGCGGGAGCGCGTAGATGCAGCTCTTCGCGGTGACCTCGCTCATGGTGCAGAGCGCGATCGCGTTCTCCAGGAAGACCGGGATCTTGCGGGGGTACTTGTGCGCGGCGTCGAGCTGCATCATCACCTCGCTCTTCGTGATGGACTCGAGCGCGACCGAATCCATCGACACGACTTCGACCTTCGCTTCGGCTTTCCCGAAGACTTCGTCGAAGCGGTCATCGGCGGAGCGCTGGCGCGGCGGGCGGTGCTCGCGCTGGGAGGGCTGCTGCTGCGGCTGGCGTCGTTGCTGCTGTGCCATGAGGGCAATCCTTTCGGTGAGGGTGGACCGCTCCCATCATGGCGCGAAATGGATCGCGGCCGCGTGGGGTTTGGTCTCGGTCGCTCCGATCTTACCAAATCCACGCGGCCGCCGCCCTGTCGAACTCGCGCATCCCGCGCGGAAACTGGGCTAGTTCGGCACGATTATCGGGCTCGCCGAAGCCCCCCGGGCGAGCGCTTTCACGGCGGGTCGAGCGCGCTTCGGCGCCCGTGCGATGGGCTCCGGCGGGGCGAGCGGGTCTTCGTCATAGCGCCAAACGTCGAAGCCGACGCCGAAGCCGAAGCACGAGAGCATACAGTCTTTCGGGTACGGGTCGTCGGCGCCGACGAAGTGAAGCCGCGGCGAGAGCGCGAGCACGAGCGCCCGGCGGTGCACGGTGCGCTGGAACCATTCGCTCCCGACGCTCGCGGGCGTGAGCATCAAGAGCCGGATCCAGGGCAGCCGGCGACGCCAACGCGCGACGAGCGGCGCCCACAGGTGCCCGAGCGTGCTGAACTCCGGGTTGAGAAACAAGAGATCGCGCGGCGTGAAGCGGGCCGCCCAGTCGTCGGCGAAAGCGTCGATCCCGCCCGCCGAGTAGAAGCCGCTCTCGACGAGGGTGTTGCTCGCGTCGGCGGCGACATCCCAAGTCACGGGCCCGAAGCGCCGCTCGACGGCGGCGAAGAACTCGGGCGGTGTCCCGTAGTCCTGCTTCGACCGGTGCGGCTTCTGCCTTGGCATCTTGCCCACGGTTACGCGGTCTCCCCGGTGGCGCGCCGACGGGTGGCGATCCAGTGCTGCACCTGGTCCGGCGAGCCCCACGCCGCGGCGGGCACGTCCTCGTGCAGCCACTGGACGACGGCGAGCAGGGCGGGGAGGTCGTCTTTGAAGATGAGCACGACGTCGAGCCGCCCTTCGAGCACGCGCTTCAGCGTGAAGCCGGGCTCTAGCCCGAGCTCGATGTAACGCCGGAGCGCCGGGCGCACGTGCACGGGCAGGCGCGAGTAGTCGAGGCTCTCGCCGCGCTGCTCGATGAGACCCTGAACGTCGATGGTCGTGGGTGGTCGGTTCATTCGGCGGCTCCCCTGTTGTCGTCGTTGGATGGGTCGGGCGAGCCGACCAGTGATTCGCTGAGCTGGCTCACGAGCAGCCCGTCCGCGGCTTCGGTGAGCGACGCTGGAAGCTCGCGCACCGCGACCACGGTCGGCAGCGGCTTGCCCTTCCGCGGCTCGCGCAGCGTGTACGTGCGATATGGCTCGACCTTCCGCAGCTCGCCGCCGCAGTGCTTGCACGTATCCGTGCGCGCCTTGTACGCGGCCGAGCCCCAATAGCGCCCGTCGTCGAGCAGCGCATATTTGCTCGAGCGCATCGTCGCGACGAAGGCATTTTTGATGAGCCCCTGCCGGGCTTCGAGCAGCTCGATGGAAGCGCGCACCCGCTCGTATTCCTGCGCGAGCTCGACCGCGGTCTTACCAGGGATCGCGATTGTTTCGAGGTCCTCGCCCGGGAACAGGGCGCGGAGCGCGAGCAGGCTCGACTCGCTCCCGTCCGGATCCGGCGGGGCGCGCCGCTGCACGCGCGACCAGAAGTCGTCGACCTGGTCGACCAGGAACTCCTGCACGGCCGGGCTCGCCATAACGTCGCGCCACTGCAGCCGGCGCTCTGGGAACGGCAGCCACACGCACGTGGCCCACTCGGCTCCCGTGACCCAAAGCTCCCACTGGATCTGGACGAAGACCTCGGGCGGGATGTCTTCCCGGTAGCGGTGGCCGAGCTCGGTGGTCTTCACCTCGATAACGCCGGGGCCTTTTGCGCCAGCGGGGGGGCGCGTGAACTGGGCGCCGTCGAGCGTGATGAGGTGGTGCTCCGCGCGCTTCGAGCGCAGGAGCTTGCCGCCGTGCACGACGCGGCGCTTCGCGCGCTGCCCGTACGTGCGAACGATGCTGGGCTCGAAGAGCCGGCCCCACTCGGCTTTCTCGCTCTGCTCGTCCGTCGGCGGCGCTGCGCTGGTCTTCTCGACGTAGACCGCGAGCGCGCTCGAGTATTTATCGAGCCCCACGATCGCGGCGACGTCGCTGCCGCCGATGCCCGCGCGTCGTGAAACCAGCCATTTTTCCCTGTCCGTAGAGCTTGCGCCGGTCCACACGCAGTGGTCCGCGAAAGCAGAGACGGCGCCTCGTCCTGCCATGGTCGTTGCCTCGCTGTTGCGATGGCGAGCCCCACTCATGACTCGCGTTGTGTATCCGATCTCGTCGAGCAGTTGGAAGACACCGCGAGGGGTGATGCGTACGAATTGCTGATCCATGGATCAGATTTGGACCTGCACGAGTGAGCGCGTGAGTGGTGCGCGCACATCGTCGCCCGGTTGGGTTGCTTCGATGAAATGCCTGAAATGCTGCGGGATCGTTCTTCCGCCTGCTGCGATGGCTCGCAGCGTAGCGAGCACTTCTGGTCGCGCCATCACGCGCGAGAGAAAAGTCTCGCAGACCATGGATCGGTCCTGTACCTTGTGCCGTTAGGGCGCGGTTCTGTAATGGTCGGGCACGACGCGGCGGCTCCGGTGAGCGCGCTGGCGCCGGGTCCGCGCCGGGTCCGCGCTCATCGGCGCGGCATGCCCGCATCACGAATAGAGGGAAAATCCCGTGGCAATGAAGATCCTCCGCATCCACCTGGAGAAGTGGCACGAGCGCATCGTCGACACGATTGCCGAGCGCGACAACGTCGGCAAAGCCGAAGCGATCCGCCGGATGATAGCGAACCACGACATCGAGAAAGATCTCGCGCTCGCCGATGGGCAGCGGCACCCGAAGCGTTGCACCGGCATCCACCTGGACGAGCGGCACTTCGCTGTCATCGAGACCATCTCGCGGCGCTACGGCATCAGCAAGGGCGAGGCCGCGCGCCGCATCATCGGCTGCTATCAGGTGGTGTTGCAGGCGCCGCCGCCACCGCCACCGCTATCGGTGACACTCACGATGGGAGCGGCCGCGGCGCACTGAGCGCGAGCAGGAAGGGACGCCCCATGAGCCTGCTCATCATCGACGACGGATTCTTAGATCACGCGAAGTTCATTCGCGCGGTGCGCGTCGCTTCGTCTGCCGCGGTGCACCTGTGGCTCGGGCTCATGTGCTACTGCAAGCAGCAGCTCACGGACGGGCTCGTGCCGATCGACGTCGTGAGCGACGTGCACGGACCGGCTGCACGCTGGCGCGCGCGGGCTCTGCAATCGCTTATCGATGCCGGGCTGGTTGAGCGGGTCGACGAGAATACAATCAGAGTGCACGACTACCTCGACTGGAACGACAGCCGGGCGGAGGTCGAGCGCAAGTCGGCCGCTCGAAAGGCGGGCGCGAAGCGGCGCCGCGAGCTCGGTGCGATGTCGGACCGACAACAGGGTGACGACGCACCGACGACAGACCGACAACAGGGTGATGCGGGGGCGACGCCGGAGCGACGACAACCAGTGTCGAACGATAACGACGAGTTGAGTGCTCGCGTTCCCACCCTATACGTAACGGAGACGGGACGTAACGGAGACGTAGAAGATCCCCCTTTGACAGCCCCCGTCGATCCCGAGCCCACGCCGGCTCGGCGAAGGCGCTCGACACGCTCGGCGGCGTCGGGTACCAATCGGGAGTCGATATGCCCCGCCGACCTGAAGCCCGACCCGACCACCGCCGCGAAGGCGTGGGAGCTCGGCTTCACCGACGAGCAGCTCGCGACCGAGCTCGGCACGATGATCGACTGGTCGCGCAGCAAGTCGGCGAAGCGCGCTGACTGGCAAGCGACGTTTCGCAACTGGCTGCGTAAGAGCGCAGAGCGCTACGGGCTGAAGCCCCGCAAGCCTCGCGACGCCGCGTGGGAGGAGCATCAGCGCAACCTGCGCGAGACCACCGAGCCCGTGAAAGCTCGGGCGCCGAAGCCTGCCGGGTACGAGCGCATGGTGGGAGGGCTCTTCGGTGGGGTCTGAGCTCGCGCGCTTCCCGGCGAGGCCGCCGCACCACGACCCGGACGCCGAAGCCGCTGTGCTGAGCGCCGTGCTGCTCTCGCCGACGGTGCTCGACGAGCTGCGCGACGTCGTCGAACCGGACGACTTCCTGCTCACGCAACACCGGGTGCTTTACGAAGCGCTGCTCGACCTCGACGACTCGCGCGTGACGATCGACACGGTGACCGTGAAGGCGAAGCTCGAAGCGCTCGGGAAGTGGACGCTGGTCGGCGGCGCGAAGTTCCTCGGCGAGATCATGGACGCGACGCCGTCCGTGGCAAACGTGCGCGAGCACGCGCGGCTCATCCGGCGGCTCGCGATGCTCCGCCGGATGGGCAACACGCTCCGCGACCTGGCGGTCCGCGCAGCGGCGGTCGAGTCGCGGGGCGACGTCGAGGCGTTCCTGCACACGTGCGAGAGCGAGGTCTTCACCGCCAGCGCCGCCAGCACGGAGCGCGAGACGGGCCGCTCGATGCGGCAGATCGTGACGCACACGCTCGGCGCGCTCGACCCGATGAAGCCGCGGGAGGGGCGGGGCATCACGACGGGGCTCCAGGATCTCGACCGGCTGACGCTCGGCTTCCGTCCGGGCGAGCTCGTGATCCTGGCCGCGCGCACCGGCAAAGGGAAGACCTCGCTCGCGCTCGGCATGGCGCTGTCGGTCGCGCATACGACCCGGCACGTCGTGATGTTCTCGATGGAGATGGGCCACGACGAGCTCGGCGAGCGGGCGCTCTCGAGCGAGAGCGGCGTCGCGCACGACAACATCATCTCGGGCAACCTCTCGCAAACGCACTGGGCGCACGTGATGGACGCGGGGCGCGCGCTCGGATCGCTGCCGTTCTACGTCGACGACATGTCGCGGCTCACGCCGTCGCGGCTCCGCTCACGGCTCCGGCGCCACGCGACCGAGCTCCGCAAAGCGCACGGCGGGGGCCGGCTCGCCCTGGTCGTCGTCGATTACGTGCAGCTGATGGCGTGGGAGCAGCCGCTCAAAGCCCGGCACGAGGAGCTCGAGAACATCTCGCGCTCGCTGAAGCTCATCGCAAAGGAGTTCAACGTTACGGTGCTCGCGCTCTCCCAGCTCAGCCGCCCGCCGAAGGGGCTGGCGCGCGAGCCCGAGCCGACGCTCAACGACCTGCGCGGATCGGGCGCGCTCGAGCAGGACGCCGACAAGGTGCTCTTCATCCACCGGGACGAAGCTCCGGGCGAAGAGCGGGGCGAGACGAAGATCATCCTGGCGAAGGGTCGCAACATCCGGACCGGCTACGTCAACGTGCGATGGGAGCCCTGGTGTGTGCGCTACCGCGACAGCGCGTCGCGTCGCTTCGACTTCGACCCGCGCACGGGCGAGAAGCCCGACGACGACTTCGGGCCGACGAGCTACGACCCGTGACCCGCTGGCGCGCTGGCGCCGTCTGGCCGCGACTCCCGGACCCTCGAATGGAAAGCTCGAGGGCGGGGCGTTTGCGCGCCGGGAAAACATGGATCGGAAGGTGGGAGAAGTTGATCCATGTACCGGTGATGGCGAAGCCGAGCGGCGCTCGCGGGCGTTGCGCGCGCTCGACGCGATCCCGTACCCTCGAGGCTCCAACCTACGGAGGCGCACGTGGCTGAAGAAACCAGAACGGGAATGAAGCAGGTCGAGCTCACGGAAGAGGAGCGCAACGAACGCGCTCGCAGGCAGTCGGCCGAGCAGGTGTCGCTCGACAACCTGTACGCGATGAAGGAATCGCACAACCGCGAGTGGAACGAGCAGATCAAACAACACGAGAAGCTCATCTCGCAGCTCGCGCAGGAAGCCGAGACCGGCAAAGCGTGGGTGCCCGCGCAGACCAGCATGTTCGACGGCCCGCCCGAGAACGACGGCGGCGACGATCCGGACACGGAAGCATCGAGCGACGACGAAGACCCGGCGCCGGCACGCCGCCGCAAGCGCGGCCGTCGCGGCAACGGAGCATCGGCAGGGGCCGCAGCCTAAGCCGGTGATCATCGTCGGCGTCGACCCGGGCTTCGCGCACCTCGGGCTGGCGGTGCTCGAGCTGAAGCCCACGAGCACGCGCGTGCTCCATCACGAGACCTTCCAGACGCGGTCGACCGACGACGACGGCGACCGCCTGGACTCGATCGCGGAGCGCCTGCTCGACCTGCTCGAAGAGCACGAGCCGGACGCCGTCGGGTACGAGAACCAGGCCGGGGTGCTCGTCGGTAAGAGCGAGCGGGATCAGCCCGTCACCTTCGCGAGCATGCGCGTGCACGAGGTGGCGGGCATCATCCGTTGCGCGGCGCGCGCGTTCGACATGCCGGTGTACGTGATGGCGCCGAGCTCGGTGAAGGTCGCGGTGCTCGGCAAGGGCGGGGGCCGGGCGAAGAAAAGCGTCGTCAAAGACCGCGTGCGCCGGATGTTCCATCTCGGCCAGTGCAGCGAGCACGTCGCCGACGCCGTCGCGATCGCGGTCGGCACCGGCGTGCGGCACAGGCGACACGTTGCCACGGTCACCCGGCACGCGTCGCTGATCCATTGACGGCCCCGGCGCGTGCGCGGCACGCTTCGGAGATGAGCCGATCCAAACATCACGACACGACCGAAACGAAGACCGAGACCGAGAGCCCCGCAGCTGGTGAAGGAGCGCCCCCCGCGGCTGCGCCCGCGGACGCGGTGCCGCCCGCGGCCACGCAGAGCGCAGCCGAGAGCGCCAACCTGAAGAGCCCCGAAGGCGGCGGCACGGACCCGGCAGCGCAGGCGAAGATCAGCGCGCAGGCGGGGATCAAGAGCGGCGATCTCGCGAGCGAGCTGGGCGCGCTCCCGAACATCCCGGCGCTCGACGGCATCAAAGCCAACGCCCGCGCGGGGTACTACAAGAGCGTGCCCGCGGAGCAGCTCGCCGCCGACCTGGGCGCCGTGAGCTTCGAGAGCGAGGAGCACGCGAAGATCCGGGACGCGCTCGTCGAGCGCGCGAAGGGCGGGGCGTTCAGCAAGTGAGGGCAGGGGCGGGGGCCGCGCTGGCGCAGCCCCCGCTCGGCTTACTCGCCGCGCTCGCGTCTGTCCTTCGCCTCCTGCATCAGGTGGTCCGCGAGCTGGGTGCGTTCGCTGTCGGGCTCGTGCTCGGCTTCGACCGGTTCGCTCGGGTCGGCCTCGCCGACGTCGATCGTGGTATCGAGCAACTCGAATGACTCGCCCTCGAGCAGCATGTCGCCCACGGAAGAATCGGTGATGAGCGCTTCGAGCGCTCGCTCGAGCGCCCGCTCGTCGGCGTCGGACGCGACGCGCAACTCGATGCGGATGGTTCGTTTCATTGGTCTCGGTCCCTTCTGTCGGGTCGCTGCGCGAGCAAGCTCACGAGCAACCGGTGAGCGATGTCCGCCCGGCGCATGCCGGCGGCGGTCTCGTCGGCGCAGGCGCGATGCCAGATCGCGAGCGCGCGGTCGAGCTTCTCCTGCCATCCGGGCGGGGGTAGGTGACGGGCGAGGCCGACCGCCAAGACGACCTCGCCCGTCGTGGTCGGGCGCTGGGAGAAGCTCTTCACCGTCGCGCCCTTCCGTTGCTGGTTGTAACCGACCGCGGGCGCGGCTGGCAACCGGGGCACACGTCGACGAGGCGCTGAGCGCTCACGCGGCGGAGAGCCCAGCCATCGGTGCCGCGGACGTCGTCGGTCGAGAGCGCGCCGCAGTCAGCGCAGCACAGCACCATCTCGACGCCCTCTTCGAGCGGCATCAGCGCGCGGATCATGATGCCTTGAAGAAGCCCAGGCGCAGCGTTTGAACGGCGCCTTCGGCGGCGAAGATGAAGCCAGCGGGCGCGGCCTTGTCGAGCGCGACCATGATCTCGGAAAGCGCGTCGTCGCTCGCCCCGCTATCCCAGTGCGGGTGGTCGTCCTGCTCGAGCGCCCCCGGCGGCACCTTCGCGAGATGCGACTCGGGCCCGGTCACGCGCGCGTGCGCGTCGGCGTCGAGCACCTGGAGCACGGCGAGCATTCGCGCGAGCACGAGACGCGGCACGTGCACGTCTTCGCTCACGATGAGAAAGCCCTGTTGCGCGCACATCTCGCGCAGGGTCTCGGCGGGGGGCGGCACCGTGAGCGCTTCGCTCGCGTCGACGGGCTCGGCTTCGCCGCCGTACGCGTCGGCGTTCTGACACTCGCGGTCCGGGGCGCACCCGGTATCTTCGCACTCGTGACAGAGCGCGCCGGGCTCGCCGATGGCGATCTCGAAACAGTCGCGGCAGGCGCAGGGAACGTAACCAGACATGAGCTTCTCCGTGGTGATGGCCCCGGGTTTGGCGGTGGGGCGTGGGCGGTGCTGGCGCACCCTTCGGCGCCGGACCCGTTGCCAGGTGCGGCGCCGCGTGGGCGGGTCAGGCGGCGCGGTACGCGGCGCGGAGCGCGGTCAACATCTTCGGCGTGAGCTTCGCGTTCGCAACCAGCGGGCGGCAGTCGCCACCGGCGTTGGCGTAGACGCGGAGCGCCTTCGCGGCGGCTTCGAAGCCGCTCTTCTCGGTGACATCGTAGAGCGCGTCGCGGACGGCTTCAGCGGCGAGGCCCAGGGACACGCGACCGGTGAGCACCGGGCGACCGTCGCGGACTTCGACCTCGGCGGTGCGATAGTCGGCGACGCCAGCGCGATCCTGCGCGGCGCGGAGGTGGGCGGCGAGCGCCGCGTTGTCGAGCTGGGCGGCAGCGTCGCGAGCAGCGCGACAGGTGGGGCAAGCGAACTCGACAGCGGCGCGGCCGAAGTGGCCGGTGGTGTGGCGCCACGCGGTGCCCTTGCCGGTGCAGCCGTAGATGGCAGCCCAGACATCGGGGTAGGTGTTGCAGGGCTTCGCGGCGCGGGCGGTCTTCCAAGACATGAGCTTCTCCGTTTCGGGGCGCCGCGGGTTTGGCGGTGCAGCGCGTCCGTCAATTAATGATGGCAGGCGTTTGCCGCCAAAGCCGGCACACCCGAGCGATTTTGATCGCCGCTTTGGAGCGTGCCGGCCTGACTCGGATCAGCGAACGCGCTTGACGTTGATCTCGTAGACGCCGCCGCCAACGGTGAGCGTGACTGTGGTGCCGTCGCGCGTGATGTCCGCGCCCTTCGCGCCGAAGTGCTCGCTCACGAGCGCGGGCTCGATAGCCCCGTGCAGCATATCGGCGATGGCGTCCGCCGACGGCGCTAGCTCGCGCGCGCGCGCAGCGATGCGCTCGAAGAGCCGCTGCCGCTGGTCTGGCGTGAGCGAGGCCGCGTCTTCGACGAAGCTATCGAAGAGCCCGGCAGCGACGGGCTTGCCGAACATCTCGTCGGCGACGTCTTTGCCGCGCTCGATGAGGGCTTCGACGTCGTTGCCGTTGGCGGCCGCCGCCGCCGGGATCTGCTCGGCGGGCGATGTCCAGCAATCCACCGCATCGAGCCAACTGTCGGCCGCGAGTGCTCGCGCGAGCGCGTCACCGGGCTTCTTCGCGTCGACGTGCAGACCGAGCTTGCCGTCCTGGTGCATGCGCAGCGTCCACGGGTCGGGCCCGGGCTCGAGCGAGATCGGGCCGAAGCGGCGCCGGCCCTCGGCGAATTGCGCGTTGATGCGCGCGGCGAGCGGGTCGAGCGCTTCCTCCGCGTAGCGGACATCTACGAAGCAGTTACCGCCGCCGAGGATCTCGCCCGTGGCCTCATCGCGGCGCACGTTCTCGTGCTGGTTCGCGATGCGCTCGACCACCGTGAGCGGGACTTCGACGCGCTTGATCGTGACGTAGACAGTCGAGCCGAGCGAGTAGCCCTTGTTATACACGCTCACGTCGCCTTTGCCGAAGCCTTCGGCTGCGAGCGCCGCGCGGATCGCCTTGCTGATCACGACGGTCACAGCGCCACCTCACGAAGCCGGAGCAGCGCGCGGCACGTGTGCGGCAACGCCGGGTTGCCGGTGCGCTCGAGGTAGTAGCGGGTCGCGACCTTCGCGCCAGCGGCAGCCGCCGCGCTGTCGGTCTGCTCGGGCAGCGCGTCGGCTTCGGCAACCAGCGTCAGGAGCGTTTCGTCGGCGAGGTCTTCGACGGTCACGCCATCGCTCTCCGGCAGCGTCGCGTCGAACGCGTCGAGGCTCGCTGCGATGTAAGCGCGCTGCACGTCCGTGAGCGCGTCGAGCCACTCTTCGAAGGTGCGGCTCACTGCGCCACCTCGATGATGCCCATCTCGACCAGCATGTCGGCGGGCCAGAAACCGTTGGTCCCGCAGGCGTCGATCGCGATCTCCATCGCGACGTCGTTGCTCATGTCGGACGGGAAGGTGAACTCGATGATGCCGCGCCGAGCGTCGCTGGCGCTGATGTCGATGTGCGCGTAGCCCTCCGACGCGATCTCTTCGAGCGTGGCGGCCACCTTGTACGCGGCGGCGGTGAGCAGGCGGGGGCTGCTGGCGGTGGGCTCGTGCACCATCAGGTGGACGCGAGCGAGGCCGTCGCGGACGACACCGGCGACGTGAGCGAAAATGATCGGGGCGGACATGGGATGAGCTTCTCCTGCCCGGGCGCGAGGTTTGGCGGTGCGCACCGGACAATGGAATCATGGATCACTTTTGCCGTCCGAGCCGGCACACTCCCGCGGATTCCCCTGATTTTGCCGGCCGTTTTGACTCGTCGTCCCGTAAAGGACGGATCACGGACAGCATCAGGGACAGCCCCGGGGAGGGGTGTTTGATGGGTGTGGGCGCGGCTGTGGGCCCCTCTCGCACGCGCGCGCGTGGGGTTGCGCTGCCCGGTGGTGATCTGCGATAACGGCCGAACATGGCGGGACCAAAGGGCGGGGGTAACGCTCGCGCACCACGCGGCAACGGCAGACCATCGTCGGCGCCGCAGACGTCGAAGCCACGCGCGAGCCGCAAGCCAGCCGCGCCGGAGCCGGCAGCCTCGCCGCTGGGAGCCGTGGACGGGCTGATGCCGAGCACGGACCCGACGCGCCCCGACTTCGCGTGGTGGCCCATCGATCGCGTGAAGCCCTGGGTGCAGAACCCGCGGAAGAACGCGCGCGCGGTGGGGAAGGTCGCCGACTCGATCCGCCGGTGGGGCTTCGGGCGGCCGCTGGTCGTGAACGACTGGCGCGGCTGCGAGGGGGAACTCATCGTCGGCCACACCGCGTGGCTCGCGGCGCTCGAGCTGGGCGTAGAGCAGGTGCCGGTCCGCATCCGCCGGATGGAGCCAGCGGCCGCGCACGCGCTGGCGATCGCCGATAACAAGCTCGGCGAGATCAGCGACTGGGATCCGGACGAGCTCGGGCGCATCGTCGGCTCGGGCGAGATCAGCGGGGGCGACCTGGCGCTCGCCGGCTTCAGCGACGCCGAGCTCGAGATTCTACGCAACCCGCCAGCGCCGGGCTCGACCACCATCGCAGCGACCACCGAGTGCGCCTGCCCGAAGTGCGGCCACAAGTTCACCCTCGAGCGCAGCGGGAAGAAGCCACGCGAGGCGGCGTGAGCCTGCACACGTTCTTCGCATACTTCGGTAGCAAGTGGCGCGTGGCGCACCTGTACCCGTCGCCGCTGCACGAGACGATCATCGAGCCATTCGCCGGCTCGGCAGGGTATTCGGTGCGCCATCACCATCGGCGAGTGATCCTCGTCGAGAAGGATCCGCGTGTCGCGAGCATCTGGCGGTATCTGCTGCGCGCATCACCGCGCGAGCTGCTCGCGCTACCGGACCTGCCGCGTGGTGGTGTCGTCGACGATCTGCGCGTCTGCGAGGAAGCGCGTTGGCTCATCGCATATAATGTGAACCGCAGCGCTGGCGGCCCGCGGCAAAGCTTCACGACGTGGAGTGAGAGCAGCCCGCATAGCGTGTGGGGTCGGACACTCCGCGCGCGTCTCGCGATGCAGGTAGATAAGATCCGGCATTGGCAGATCTTCGAGGGCGACTATACGAGCGCGCCAGACGTCGAGGCGACGTGGTTCGTCGACCCGCCGTACGAAGTTCAGGGGGCGCATTATCGACACGGAGTCAAGCGGCTTGATTTGGCTGGCGTCGGCGCCTGGTGTAGAGCCCGGCGCGGGCAGGTCATCGTTTGCGAGAACGAAGGCGCGACATGGTTGCCCTTCCGCGCTCTCGCCACCGTGCGTGGATCCATTCGCGGCAGCGGCGATCCAGATGATGGCATCAGTCGCGAAGCCATCTGGACGAACGACAGCGAGGCTGCGTGAGCATCAGCACATTCTTCAGCTACTACGGCGGGAAGTGGCGACTCGCGCCGCGGTATCCGAAGCCGCTGCACGAGACGATCATCGAGCCATTCGCCGGGAGCGCCGGCTACTCGACGCGCCACCATCGTCACAAGGTGATCCTCATCGACAAGGATCCCATCATCGCGGGGATCTGGCGCTACCTGCTCAGCGCGACCGAAGCTCAGATCATGCGGTTGCCCGAGCTTGCCGACGGTCAGAAGGTGCGCGAGCTCGACATCTCGCCGGTCGAGCAGAACCTCATCGGATACTGGGTGCAGATGGCCACGGCCAGCCCCGCCCAGTCGCGGTCGAGCTGGGCGAAGAAGCACGAGCCGGGGGCATTTTGGGGGCGCGCGACGAAGGCTCGCATCGCCGCGCAGCTGTCGAAGATCCGCCACTGGCAGATCATCGAGGGAACGTACGCCGATGCACCGGACATCGAGGCGACATGGTTCGTCGACCCGCCATACATCGACATGGGCAAGCACTACCGGTGCAGCGCCGACGCCATCAACTTCGGCCATCTCGGCGCCTGGTGCCGCTCGCGGCGCGGGCAGGTGATGGTCTGCGAAAACGCCGGCGCGAAGTGGCTGCCGTTCCGCCCATTCGTTACGGTGGGCTCGGCGTACGGGAGCACCGCCGAAGTCATCTGGACGAACGATGCCGAAGAAGCGCCGAGCCAAGCCAGCGCGTGAGCCCGTCGCGCACCGCGCCGAGCTCGTCCAGGCGCCAGCGCCCGGGAGCTTCGACGAGTACGAGCAGGGGATGACGGACGTCGAGCGCCGGCTCGACGAGATCGTTCAGAAGATGCTGGCCGGCGCGTGGCTCACGGGCGTGAGCGAGCGCGTGCTCGCGAAGGAATGGAACACGGCGCCGGGCACGGTCCGCAAGCTCGCGCAGGAAGCGTCGCGGGTAGTGCGCCGCTTCATCCGTACGGATAAGGAAGCGCAGCTCGATGCGCGCGCCGCAGTGCTCCAGACGTTCGAAGTCATCCGGGCGAAGGCGATGGCGAAGGGCGACCCGGCGTCGCTGCGCGTGGCGCTGGACGCGACCCGGGCGCTGGGCTTCTACATGGGCATCGAGCCCGCGCAGCGCCTCGACGTGACGCAACGCGATGGCGAGTTCATGGCCGGGTGGACGCCGGCGGAGAAGCTCGCGTACGCCGAGGGTGGCGAGAGCGCGCGGCGAGCTGTGCGCGCTGCGGCGAAGGCTGGCGCGCTGCCCGCGGCGAATGGCCACGACGATCCAGGGCGTGTGCATTAACGCACGCCGGGTGATACCGTAGCGGCATGTCGCTGCTCGGTCTGCTGGTCGCGCTGCTGGTCGTGGTGCTCATCTGCTACGTGCTGACGATGCTGCCCGTGGACGCGAAGATCGTCCGCGTGTTGCAGATCGTGGTGCTCATCGTCTTCGTCGTTTGGGTGCTCGGCGCCGTGCTCGGCGGCGGTCCGGTGATCCGGGTGGGCGACTGATGGCATGCAAAGTCGTGCCGTTCAGCGGGACGCGCAAAGCGCGGCGGATCGCCGAGCTCAAAGCGCGGCTCACGCCGGAGCGGCTCGCGCGAGCGCACGCGGTGGACGCAGAGCTTCACGCGGGCGGCCGTTGCACGTGCGGCGGCGAAGGGCAATGCGACTGGTGCAAGCGCACGTGCGTGCTGTGCGGTGGCCGCGCGAGCGCCATCCATCAATGCCCGGACTTCGAGACGTACGCGGAGCCCGGCGCGTTCGACGCGACGCCGCCGACCGAAGACGGACTCCGCGAGTTGATGACGCGAATCGCCGCGCCGTTCCCGCCACCGGACTTCGTCAACGGCTACCCGCTCACGGTCGACGACCCGCGGGCGTGGCCCGCGAAGACGAGCTCGCCGCTCGACGACTTGCGGGGCGCGTTCGATCGGTTCACGGCGGACATGCTCTTCGGGCCGCGCTCGTACGTCTTCACGCGAGCGCAAGTCGCGACGCTCCGCGACGTCGCGCTCGACGGCGGCGACGCGCGGGCGGCCGCGGAAGCGATGGCGATACTCGATAACGGAGAGACCAATGGCCGCAGCTGAGTCACCGGACACGCTCGTATCCCGAGCCGAGCAACTCGAAGCGAAGGCAAGCCGAATCGACCTCGGGCTCGAGCGGTATCTGCCGGGCGACGACTCGCCGAACCGGATGCGCGAGCGCGCCCGGTACCTGCGCGAGCAGGCGAAGAAGCTCCGCCGCCCCCGCCCGCCGGTGCGCTTCGGATGAGCGCTCTCGAGCTTTGCCCGCTCACGCTCGGCGAGGCTCGCGCGTTCGTCGACGCCCATCATCGCCACCACCCGGCGCCCGTCGGCGGGCTCTTCGCGATCGGCGTGATGCGCGATGAGCAGGTGGTCGGCTGCGTCATCGTCGGCCGCCCTGTCGCGCGCCGGCTCGACGGAGACTTCACCGCCGAGGTGACGCGGCTGTGTACCGACGGCTCGCGCAACGCCTGCTCGATTCTCTACGCTGCCGCCTGGCGCGCGTGCCGTGCGATGGGCTATCGACGGTTGGTCACGTACACGCTCGCGACCGAGCCCGGCGCGAGCCTGCGCGCCGCAGGCTGGCAATGCGTGGCAGAAGTCCGCGGCCGCTCCTGGTCATGTCAGACCCGCCCCCGGATCGACAAGCACCCGACGCAAGCGAAACTGCGCTGGGAGATGCACGGCTAGCGCTCGACCTGCACACAACCAACGGGGCGATTGTCTGCCGGCGGTGCTACCGTGTAAGACGGAGCGAGCATTGCCCATGGTGCACGGGGCTCGAGGGTCGACGATGGTGATCCCGCCGGAGCGGGTCGAGCTGGCGAAGAAGATCGCCCGCGGCTTCGTGCGCCGCATGCCGCGCTCTGTCGAGCGCGACGACCTGGAAGCGGCCGCGATGGTCGGCCTCTTCAAGGCCCTGCGCAAGCAACCCGACGGCGCCGGCGACGCCTTCGAGCACTTCGTCCGGATGCGGATCCGGGGCGCGATTCTCGACGAGCTGCGCCGGCAGGACTGGTTGCCCCGCCGCGCGCGCCGAGAGCGCGGGCTCGTGCTCGTGCACCTGGAAGACGTCCGCCACGACGGGCACCCGCTCGAGCTCGTGTCCGATGGCGAGAGCCCGGAGACGGCCGCGATCCGCGCGGTCGACGCGGCCGCGGTCTGGCGCAGCGACATGCCCGAACGCGATGAGCGCGTGCTCCGCCAGTGCTTCGGCTTCGGGCAGCGGGAGCGCCTGCACGCGGACGTGGCCGCGAGCGAGGGCGTGAGCCCAGCGCGCATCAGCCAGGTGCTCGCGCACCGGCTCGACGTGCTGCGAGAGGAGTTCCGGTGATGGATCCGAGCGCGCTCACGATGGCTGACTTCGCCGACTGCATCGAGACCGGGCCCACCCTGGGCGAGGTCGGCTTCACCGGCGACATCGAAGAGTTGCGCGAGTACCCCTGCAACTGCTTCAACTGCCGCGGCCGGCCTAACGCGGTCGCGCCCGAGCACGGCGACTGCTACCACGACGGCGAGCTCAGCTGGTGGGAGTGCTGCTTCTGTCACCGGTTCTTCGATCTCGAAGACATGGAATGCATGAGCGGCGACACGCAGGGCTGCGAGGCTTGCACCGGTGCGTGGTACGCGAAGCTCGCAGAGCACCGCGCAGCGACGGTGCCCGAGCCGCCGAGGTGCACAGGGGATGAGTGTCCGATGCTCGACGGCCCGGGCACGCCGAGCGTAGCATGAGCGCGCTGCAACGAAGCGCGAGCTGGGCGGACTTCGTCGACGCCCGCCGGCGCCTCGTGCACGAATGGCGAGCGCACGGCGAAGAGCCAGCGCACATCGCCCGACGGCTCGCCACCGCGCCCGAGCTCGTCGCCCTGATTCTGCGGCAGCCCGTCGATCCCCCCCAACCCGGGAGCACCCGAGCGCAGCGCGACGAATGGAAGCGGCGCGCGCTCGCCGCCGAAGCCCAGCTCCAGGGCGGGGCCACACCCGACCCGGCGGTGCCGCCGCCCACCGAGAGCGAGTTCCGCTCGCTCGCGCTGCACCCGGATCCGGAGTGCTGCGGCTGTCAGTACTGGGTAGACACGCCGCTGCCGACGATCGGCGTCGAGCACAACCCGCATTGCGAACACGCGAAGAAGCAATCATGATGACGGAGCGAGCCCTCTCGCGTCCGTAACTCCAGACCCTAAAGGCTGGCCGTGTAGTGAGGGGGCCGCACTCCAAACCGCCATGCTGGTTCTCAGCCGCCGCAAAGGGCAGCGCATCATCATCGGCGACATCGAGATCGTCGTGACCGCCGTGCACCGAAGCTCGGTCAAGCTCGGCATCACGGCGCCGCGGCGGCTCTCGATTCTCCGGGGCGAGCACGCGCCCACGAAGCCACCGCCGAAGCGTCGAAGCGTGATACCCTCGAAGTGAGGGCGTGGCTGCACGAGCGGACGAGTATCTGGATCTCGACGATGAAGAGATCGAACGCCGAGCGTTGGCGCGGCGCAGCGCGCTCGAGGACCTGGCGGAGGACGACCTCGCCGTCTACATCGAGCTGCACTCGCCGAAGTACGAGCGGCCCGAGCATCTGCGCCCGCTGCTCGACGCGCTCGACCGCTCGATGCGCGAGCCCGTGTGGGCGCTCGTCGAGATCCCCCCGCGCTTCGGGAAGACCGAGACCATCCTGCACGGGATGGCGCGCCGGCTGCGCTACCGCGCCGCGGACCAGGTCGCCTATTGCTCGTACGCGTCCGGGCTCGCGCTCCGCAAGTCGCGCCGCGCCCGCGACATAGCCGCGCGCTCGGGCGTCTGGGCGGAAGAAGCGCGCACCATGCTGCGCGACCGGAGCAACCCGGCGAGCGCCGTGAGCTACTGGCAAACCATCGGGGGCGGGAGCTTCACCGCCGGCGGCCGCGGCGGCAACTTCACCGGCGACGGTTACGGCATGCTGGTCTACGACGACCCGTTCAAAAACCGCGCTGAAGCGGAGAGCGAGGTCATCCAGGAAGCGGCCATCACCACGTGGCGCGGGCTCACGATCCGCGTCGAGCCGGGCGGGAGCGGCTTCATCACCCACCAGGCGTGGAACGACGCCGATCCCATCGCGGTGATGAAAGCCGAGATGGGCACGCCAGACGGGCAGGACTGGGAGTTGATCTCGCTGCCCGCCGTCTTCGACGCGGTCTACGACGAGAAGACCGGCGCGCTCGTCGGCGGGGTGCCGCTGTGGCCCGCGCGCTGGTCGCTCGCCGAGCTCGCCAAACGCAAGCGCCAGGCGGGGGATTACAACTGGTACTCGCAGTTCACGAACGACCGCGTGCCCGTCGGCGACCGGATCTTTCACGAGCCCGGGCGCTACACGCTCCCGACCATCGACCGCGCGGTGGTGATCATCTCGTGCGATCCCGGCATCGAAGAAGACGAGATGAAGGACAGCTCGGGCATCGTGGTGGCGAGCTGCTACGTGCAGCCGAGCCCGTCGCATACCGCGCTGAAGCCCGACTTCGAGCTGTGTCTCGACGTGCTCGACGCCGAGGATCGTTGGTTCGGCGCCCCCGATCTGCTCGACCACCTGGAGCACCTGCAACGCGACGTGTATCGCGGCGCCCCCGTGCTGCTCGAAGAGGTGAGCGCGTTCAAGATTTTGAGCAAGGTTGCCGTGCGGCTCAACCCGAAGCTCCGGCTCTATCCCGTGACGCCCCGCGGCTCGAAGCGGATCCGCTCGCTCCCGACGGGCGCCGCCTGGAATCAACGGCGGATCCGGGTGCCGCTGTCCTCCCCGTGGGTGCTTGACTTCCTGCGCGAATGCCAGCGCTTCACGGGGAAGGCGGGGGGCAAAGACAACCGTGTTGACGCGCTGACACAGTTGTTCGATTATGCCTCCGCTGCATTCGCTAGCGGAGCGAGCGCGGCAAGCGGGGGCGAGGTCGAGGCGGCCCGTTCTCCGTGGTAACGCGAAAGGACCGAGACCAATGGGAGAAGAGACCGATCCGCCGCGGCGGTTCGTCACGAGTGTACGCGTCGACCATAAGCCGGGCGCGCCCCACGCTTACGTGACTGTGTGGATCCGCGGCGCAAACGTCGGCACGCTGTGCGTCCGCGAAGATGAAGCGGTGCCGCTCGAAGCGCTGCTGCTCGGTGACCGCGACAAGCTCGACCGGATCGCGGCCGCGGCCGATCGGGTGATGGGCATCGACGTGCTCGCCCGCGAGCCCGAGCTCGTCGAGCGGGCGCGCGAGAGCAGCGCATGCGCCAACGGGATCCACTCGTTCTCTTACCGCCAGGGCCTGGCGGATTGCCACTGCGGAGCGCGCACGACCGTGCTGCCTGAATCGGCGCCGCGGCTGCATCGCGAGCTTACGCGCACGCCCAGGCGGCTGATCCCGATCGGGCCCGAGCGCGTCGCTTTTCTCGAGCCCGGCTCGAATGAGCCGACGTATCTCACGCCGTGGATGAGCGGCCCTCTCGATGCCATGCGCTCGCCGCTCACGCCGGACGCGACGCCGTGCCCGCCGAGTCTCGAGCTCGACGCCGCGACGATGGCCTGGGCGGTCGAGCAAGGCGTAACCGAAGCCGACGTCGCGCAACTCGTCGACACGTTTGTTGCTTACCAACGGACGACCCCAACCCGGCACACGCTCTTTGATTGGCAGAGCAAGCTCCGGGCTTGGGTCTATCGCACGTTCTCGACGCCGCCCGAGAACGTCTTCTTCGAGAGAACTCCGGAGACGCCCGACGACGCTCGGCGGCTTCTCGCGGTCCGGCGGATGCGCGACGGGCTCGACGCGGCGGGACGGGCGTCGCAGCGGGCGCACGAGCGTCGGAGCTTCCCGCATCTCGCGGACGCGCTCGGCGACGTGAGCTCCCACGGCGAAGCTCGGGCGCAAGCTCGGGCCCGAACCGTCGTCGGGATCGACCTCGCCGCGGACGCGAGCCCGGAGACGCGAGCCGCCGTGAAGGCGTGGGAGGAGCGCTCCGTGCCGCTCGTGACCGAAGGACGGGAGTTCCACGTCGCGCCGAGCGTGCTCGACAACCTCGACGAAATGAACGCCGGGCGCGCCGCGCGCGGGATGCCGCCGCTTGCGGTGAAGCTCACGAACGACGTACCCGGATTCGGCGCCGCCGGCGACGTGGTCGAGCTCGTGACGAAGAACGAGCCATGATGGACATCGACTTGCTTCGCCTGGCTCGCAACGAACTGCGGCTTTGGCTCCGGCAGATGCACGGCATCGAGCAGCGCAACGCGACGGTCGACGCCACTCGGTTGGACCCGCTGATCCTGGCGCTCGATGAGCGCCTGCGCGATCGTTCCGTAAACGAGAGTGACTGCGGCGGCACTATCGGCACGTTCACTTACTGCTGCCGAAAGCACTCCGACGCGGCCGCCGCTTACGCTCGCATCGAGCAAGCCGTGCTCGACGCGATGACCGAGTTCACGGAAGACGATCTCCGCAAGTCGATCGCCGCGTCGTCGCTCGACGACCCGAAGCGCGAAGCCCGGCTCTCGTACGCCGTGTGCGCCGCGGAGCTCCGCCGCCGAGGGCTCGAGCCGTGAACGCCGTCGACAAGCATCTCACGCGGATGTTGAGCGTCTGGCAACACACGCTCAAGTCCGCGGCGGAAGCGCACCGCGCAACCGGGCGCCGCGGCGCGATGGGCGAAGCCGACGAGTTGATCGCGAAAGCGCTCGACCGGGCCGCGGCCGAGCTCGACGAAGCGGCAGCCGCGCGGGCCGTGTCCGCCGCCCAGCCCGCGGCGCTGGATATCGAGGGCGAATGGGTCCACGCGGGGCGCCATCCGAAAAACTGTTGGAGTTCGCTTTGCCCTGAGTGCCAGCCCGCGGGGCCTGTGCCGTGCCTCGCCGGTCTGCACACGTGCAAGCATTGCGGGAGCGGGTTCGAGAAGGACGGCCAGCCCGCGGCCCCGAGCCGCTTCGATGCCAACGCGACGGTCGACTTCACGCACGGGCCGGCGTGCGCGGAGCTTCACCAGCAACGGAACAACGCCAACCAAACCATCATCGAGAAGAACGGCGAGATCGCCCGGCTCGAAGCGCACATCCAACGGCTCGAAGCGACGTGCAGCACGGAGCTTCGGGACGCCGCGGTCGCCGCGTGCTGCGTCTGGGAGAGCCCGAACTACTCGATAGCCGAAGCCCGCCAGGCGATGCGCGAGCTACGCGCGACGCTCCCGGCTCGAAAGGACGGGTGATGCCGCGCGCCATCTCCTTCATGCTAACGCAGGACCAGGTGCTCGACGGCACGAAGACACAGACCCGCCGGCTCGGCTGGTCTGACACGCAAGCGGGCGACGTGCTCAACGGCGTCCGCAAAGCGATGGGCTTGCGCGCTGGCGAGAAGCAGCAGTCGCTCGGGCTCATCCGCGTGAAACGCGTCCGGCGCGAGCGGCTCGACAAGATCACGAAGGCCGACGTCGTCGCCGAGGGCTTCCCGGATATGACGCCCGCCGAGTTCGTCGAGTTCTTCTGCAAAGCCAACAAGTGCCGGCCGGACACGATGGTGACCGTGCTCGACTTCGAAAGGATGGTCTCGTGAACTTCGACGAGCAAGTCGCGTCGGCGTGCAAGCTCTTCTCCCGCGTGCTCGGCGGCGCCGTCGCCGTGCCGCTCGCGGAAGACATCATGCTTTGGCTTCGCAAAGCGCGGCCCGGCCGCACGCCGTGGCGGGTCGGCTCGACGATCCCGCGCAACCTCTACGATGCCGACGACAACGACATCGGGCGGATGGACACCGCCGAACTCGCCGGGCGGGTCGTCGCCGCCGTCAACGCGGACGACGCGAGTTGGCTGGTGAAGGACTTCGACGTGCTCTACCGTAGCGCGCTCGACGTGAGCGAATCTGTGCTCGACCCGGACGGCGCGTCGCCGCCGTTGCGCCAACTCCGAGCGCAGCTCGCGCGCTTGAAGACCGCTTTCGAGCACGTCCAGTCGTTGAAGGCTTCGCTCAGGGAGCCGCGCCAGTGAGCGGATGGCCTCGCCCGGCGACGATCGACGCCGCGGTCCGCGAGTGCTACGCGGCGCACACGATCCTCACGAACCTCGGGTACGAGCCCGACGACATCTACGTCGGGATCGTCCCGGTGCTCAACGCGGCGCCGAGCCCGGCGACCTGCGCCATCGTCAAGCTCGTTAGACACGACGGCGAAGCGTTCGTCTACACGGTCCGCGATCTCGCCGGCGACGAGATACCGGAGTTCAAACGGAAGTGGCTCGCGTTCGTCGCGGACAAGCCGACGATGCAACGCGCGGAGCTCGACGCCATCCTGCACGGGAGCACCGTGTGGGCTCGGAAGACAGAGCTTCTCTGGACGCTCGCTGCGAAGGGCTTTCCCATCGAGCCCGGGAAGGTCACGAATTGAGCGTCTGCCGCGCTCTCGTGCGCTGCGCGACCAACGGGTGCCGCGGCAACGCGGTCGTGCTCTGCCGCTTCCCGGTGCGGCGCAACGGGCGCGACTCGCCGTGCGGCCGCTTCGTGTGCGCGAAGTGCGCGAGCCGCGAGCGGTATTGCCCGCCGCACGCGCGCGCCGCCGGCGCCGGCGTCGTCGAGACCGTGAAGATTTGCTCGAATTGCTACTCGGCGTCGTGCCCGGTGCCGGCCGACGGCTGGCGGTGCTCGCGCCCGGGCCCGCCGCGGATCGTGAGTGTCGCCGAGTACCGGCGCCTGATAAGCTTCGGGCTCTTATGAAGCACCTCGTCGCCGGCTTCTGGGAAGGGCTCGCCGCCGCGGGCGTGTTGCTCATCGCGTGGGGCGTCACCGGGCTTCTCCGGATCTGGTGGCAGAAGCGCGAGCTCCGGCGCGCGTGCGGCGCCGTCTATCTCCGCACGAGCGAGCCGTTGATTCGCGGGCAACTCGTCGTCCGCAACGACGACGGCACCGTGAGAGCCGCGCGGTCGTTCGTGCAAACCGACTGGTCTGGCACGCGCAACAACCCGACCGCCGACGGCGGCACGGAAGAGAGCCCGTGACGACGCCCGCGAAGATCTATTGCGTGCTTTGCTTGCTGTGCGTCGCGAAGCCGAGCGTCGTGACGCTCGAGGTCTTCTTCGTGCTCTCGCTCTACGGCGTCGGGTGCGCGCTCCACATCGTTTGGCTCGGGTCGCGAATCGGCTTCCGGAGCCCGCTCGATATCGTCAACGAAGAGATGGCGCGCCAGCGCGGGAGGCGGCAGCGATGAGCAACGTTCGTGAGATCGGGCACGGATCGATGTGCACGCTGCGCGCGGTCTTCATCCACTGCCCGAAGGCGCATCCCGCCTGGCATACGTACCTCGTGAGCATCGTGCATCTGCGCCCCGTCGAAGGGCTGCCGCCACCGAACCTGGCTCATCCGGATGCGAGCCACGAGATCATGATCCAGGCGATGGATCCGCGCGCGGACTTGGGCACCGATTCGCCCGCGCTGGTCCCGCCGCGCAGCGTGCTGCAGCCCCCGAACCTGGTCCATCAGCTGCGCGCGCAGAGCGACGCCCAGGCGCGCACGCTCTTCGACGCTTTCGTGCTGGCCATCGCGCAGGGCGAGCTCAGCCCGGACACCGACTTCCGGCGCTCCCAGCTCGCGTGGTTTGAACGCTGGGAGCGCGCGTCGTGAAAGCGCTCGCCGAATGGTTCGGCCAAATCGTGATCGGGTTGGTCATCTTCGCGGTGAGCTTCGGTCTCGCCGTCCTGGTGTCCCGGTGAGCCGCGCCGTCGGTCGCGAGCTGCGCGGCGCCCGGCTGATGACCGGCGGGCCCGGGGTGCTCATCATCACCACGCGCCGGGGGCGGCTGCTCTCGGGCGGCGCCTGCGCCGCGCTCGAGCGAGCGGCTCTCCGGCTGGGCTACCGCGGGCGCGGCAAGCGCGACCCCTGGACGGCGGTGGTCCGCGCCGTCGACGATTACCGGCTCGACGAGGTTTTGAGCGAGGCCATCGAGGAGCAGGAAGCCCGCCCGGAAGATGCGCGTACGGGGCCGCCAGGGCCCGGCAAAGGGCATGGCCCGTGAGCCGGCTCCGGAGCGCCGCCGCCGCGTGGGTCGAGCACGGCCGTTGGCTCGGGCGGGTCGAAGCCTACTCCGCCGCGAAAGCCGCGCTCGAGCGCGCCGGCAAAGCGCCGGCCGCGACCGTCTGGAATGCCGGGCTCGACCTGGAAGCGGACGCCTGCGCGACGAACGCGGCCACCGCGCGCCGGGAAGCCGAAGCGCTGATGGCCGCGCTCGAGCACCCCGGCGCCCGGCTCGCCCGGCGGATCGTCACAGCCGCTCGCGCCGCTCGCGCCGCATGGCGGGCGTCGCGCTAGTTGGCGCTCCGGTCCGGCGTACCGACGGGCACGCTCTCGACAACGACGTCGGCGCCGGTCACCGCGCACACGCCGCCGATCATCCCGAGCTCAAGCGCGATCGACAGGTACCACTCCGCGGTCTCGTAATCGATGCAGATGTCGTCGGCGATGATCCGCGCGACGGCGCCGCCGAGCGCGCCCGGGTGCCGACCGACGACGAACACGCAGAACGCGAGCATGGCGAGCACGTCGCTCGGCATCTCGCCGTCGAAGCCCGGAAGCCACGGGACCGTGTAGAAGATCACCGGAGCGGCCCTCTCCGGGCGAGCCAAGCGGCGTGAGCGGCGGCGACGAAGAACAACACGAGCGCTGCCGCCCGGCGATCGAAGTAGAAACACGAGGCCGCCACGCCGAGCACGAAGCCGAGCGCGAGCGCGTGGTCGACGGCGATGATCGGAACCCTCACGGCGGCGGATCCTTCGGTTTGAAGACGACGAAGTAAGGGACTCCGCCCGGGAGCGACGCCCAGACGTCGCGCGGGAGCACCCAACGCCCGAGCCCCGCGGCGATGCCCAGCGCGAACAACATCTCCATCGAAGCGTGCTCACCCCAATGCCGGTCGTGCTCGTCGACGCAAGCGTTGAGAAACGACCAGCCGTCGCCGCGTCCCTGATGGAATGGCGCTGGCAATCCGGCGAGCTGCTCGGCGATCGCGGCGCGCTTCTCCGCGACGCGATCCGTGTGCAACGCGAAGTTCGCCGTGATCCCCTCGACGGTGATGCGCGGCTCGGTGGGCTCGCCCTCTTTGAATAGGCAGTGCACGAGCAGCGCGCGCACCTCTTCCGCGTCTGGCTTTGGCTTCATCGCTTCGCTTTCTGGCGGCGCTTCGGGCGCGCCCACGGCGGAGCTTCCGCCGCGTTCCAATATTCGGTTGCGACCGTGCCGTCTTTGCGGCGGCGCGCGGTCTCGAGATGGCGGCGCCAACCGTCGGGCGGGTCGCCTTCGCCGTTCCAACCGAGCGCCGCCCGCCAAGCCGCCGCGTAGTCGGTGTAATCCCAATTCCCTTCGATGTTCACGCCGTCGTCGATACCGACACGGAGACGCGCGGCGCCGCCGCTCGGCTCGAGCCAAAGCACCCGGTCGTGCGGAAGCGACCGGCGATACCAGTAGTGGGGCCCGCTCTCGCCCGGCTCGAGTAGCTCGCCCGCTTCGTCGTACCGCGGCGCGTGCCGTTGCTCGTACGCCCGGACGCACTCGAACATCGTCATCGTGATCGTTCTCGAGTCGATCGTCTCGACGTGCGGCTTCGGCTCGAGCACTTCGTCGCCGTCGTCGAGATACGCCGCGGAGCGCGGGAGCGGGAAGATCGACCCGTCCGGGCGGCGCACGAGCAACATCCAAGCCGAGCAATTCACGACGTAGCGGCGGCCGTCCGGGTCGCGGCTGTCGATCAACATCGTCGAGAGCAACGGTTGCCGACCGCCGGTCGGGATCTCCCAGGGCTCGAAGTCGGTCATTCGCGCACCGCCTCCGGCCACTCCGCTTCGGGAAGCTCTGTCCAACCGTAACGCGCGGCGTGCGCGTCGCACTCGGCGCGGCGGTATTGAGACGACCACTTCCGGCGAAAGCGTTCCCACATCATCACGCGTGCGCGCCGCCAGGTCGTGCCCGGGAAGCACACGAAGCGCGACGCGAGCGGCTCGCCGGTGTCCGGGTGCACGTGCCCGTAGCCGAACGAAAAGCACCAGTCGTTCACTTCGTCCGGGTCGCCCGCGTACATGAGCTCGATGGTGATGCCGCTCACGGGAGCCCCTCGATCGGCAGGTCGTACGCTGTCTCCCATCGCTCTCCGAGAGCCGCCATCTCGTCGAGTAGAGCGCCGTGCAACCGGTGCTCGACGTCGAGCGTCCGCACGTGCTCGGCGCGCCGCGCTCGGGCCCGAGCTTTCGCGAGACGCACGCTTGGCCAGTCCGCGGGATCGCGGGCTCGCATCGGATTCACGCTTCACCTCGCGGCTTGGAGCCCATGATCGCGTCGAAGAACTCGGGCCCGAGTTGTTGGCGCATCTCTTCTTCCTGCTCGACCGTCGGCCGCTCGTCGTCGTACGCGCCGTCGATCACCTTTTGCGCCAGGTCGTGGTAGCCGGCCGCGCGGAGCTCGTCGAGCGCGGCCATCTTGCCGCAGAGCTCGTCGCTGTCGAAGTCGTGGAAGCGCCCGGTTTTGGCTTCCGCGATCAACCGGTCGCGCGTCTCGCTAGGTGACTTCGCTTCGAGATCGGCAACGAGCGTCGTCTTCGTGTCGCCCTTCGGCCAGGAGCGGGGCTCGGGCGGCGGCGGCGGGATATACACGCCGTCGAGCTTCGGCGCCGACGCGGGCATTAGCCGGTCGATCACCGTGATCGCTTCGCTCGCGAGCAACATCGCGAGACCCAAGGTCTCTTTCGGCTCGCGCTTCTCGTTGACGGCGCTCGACAACTTCGCCGCCGTATTCGGGAGGTTGGCGGCGACTTCTTCGAGCGGGATTGAGCGCATCATGTCGACGGCGTGCCGGAGCGCGGCGGACGTGCTCGGGTCCGGTTGCACGACGTCTCCGCGCGGGCGATACCAATCCATGAGCCCGCCGAGCATCGCGAGCGCGTGCGCGCGGGACATGTTCGTGATCTGTCCGACGTTGCCCATGTCGTACGCGTCCGCGCCCGCCGGCGCCGTCGCGAGCACCCAGCCGCGGCCGGGAAGTGCTCGCGTGAGCGCGTCGGCCGCGCTCCGGAGTTGCGCTTCGGTTGCGTTGGCGCTCGACCCGGCGCTCCCGCTCTTCGCCGCCCGGCGCTGTTTTCGATTGAAGCTCACGACTCGTCGTCCTCCGTGTGCGGTAGATGTAGCGGGCGCTCGCCGGCGGCGACGGCCGCGAGCTGTGCGGCAAGATTCTCGACGTGCTCGCGCACGTACGCGACGCGCCGGTAGCGTTGCACGCCGATGAACGTCTCCCAGTTCTCCGGGTCGATCGGCGGCGGCTCGACGTACGCGCGCTTCGCTTTCTCGGCGCGCTTCGCGAGAAATTCGGGCATCGGTTGGCCCGGCGCGCCGCGAGACCAAGCGTCGGCGTAGAGCGCTTCGAGCGCTTTCTCACCCGGCGAGTAGTCGACCGCTCCGTGCCCGCAGTCGAAGCCGAGCACCCAATAATCCGCGACCGCGTCGCCCGAGAACGTGAGCCCGCGGTGCACTTCGAAGCAACCTATCAGCTCGTCGAGCGGCAGGCCGTGCGCGGGGTGCCCGGGCGGGATAGCGACGTAGCCGCCAAACGCTCCGTTGAAGCACCGGCTGACTTGACACGGGTAGTGCGGCGGCGCTTTCGCGCGCCACAGCACGGCGTCGGGCTCGGTATCCCACGGCCCTTCGGGCCAGCCCGCCCGGTCGAAGCCGCGCCATTCGCGCTCGACGGACAGGTCTTCGGTGATGAAGTTCGGCGGCTCCGGCGCGCGCTCCCGTAGCGCGAGCTCGCCGCGGCTTTCGGCGTCGCTGTCAGGCATGGTCTCGGTCTCTCGTGAAAAGTGATCCATATACCTGTTTTCCGTTGACGTCACGCCCCTACGGTGATGCGCTCCCGACCCGGCCCGGGTACCCTTGCCGGGATGTACGCGTACGAGCCACGGCGGGGTAACCGGTATCGGCGGCGGGGCGGCGGGAGCATTGCGGCGACGAGCGCGCTGCCCACTGCCCCGGTCAATCACGCGGTGCTCGGGCGCCATCTCTTCGGCGAGCGCGTCCCGAAGAGCGAAAACGAGCGCGTCCACTACGGCAAAGCGCTCGACCTGATGCGCATCGACTGGGCGCTGCGCGCCGCCGAGCGCGGGCGGATGATGCCCATCACGGACATCTCGCGCGAGCAGCTCACGTACGACGGGCACCTCTCGGCGGTGCTCAACAAGCGGCTCAACCGCGTTGCCGCGCTCCCGTGGGATGTGATGCCCGCGCAGGGCGAAGCGCTCGGCAGCCGCTACAACGAGAAGAAAGCCGAGCACTACGCGGGCTTCGTGCGCGCGCAGCTCGACCTGATTCCGAACTTCCGCCAGGCGATGGTCCGCCTGGGCTGGGCGATCTACGACAACCGAGCGGGGCTCGAGCTGGACTGGGCGCACTACTGGAAGCAGTGGAATCTGACGAACCTCTATTGGATCCACCCGCGCCGCATCTCCTTCGGGCCGCACCGCGATCTGCGAGTCATCGACACGCGCTTCGACGCGAGCGACTTCCGCGACGTCGGCTTCCCGCTGGACTCGGTGCCGTACAAGTTCGCGGTCTACACGCCGCAGCTCTGGAACGATTACCCGGAGCGCGAAGGCCTGGCGATCCGCACCCTCTATTGGTCGTACTTCGGCCGCGCCAGCGTGCGCGAGCGCAACATCCTGCAGGAGCTTTTCGGCCGCCCGTGGCGGGTGATGAAGCAGAAAGCGGACGCGCCGGCGTTCACCATCGGCGCCAACACGGACGCGAGCGACTCCGCTTTCGAGACCGTGAAGGCGCTCGGCATGCGCACCGCCGCGCGGCTCCCGCCGGGCTACGACCTCGATGTCATCCAACCGTTCAGCGGCGCCGGCCAGGTCGCGGGCGACATCATCGCGCACAGCGAGAAGGTGCAATCGAAGCTGGTGCTCGGCTCGACCGCGACGACCGACGCGGTGAGCACCGGGCTCGGGTCGAGCGTCGGCAACGCGCATCTCTCCGAGGAAGACCTCGTGATCTGGAGCGACGCCATCCGGCTCGCCGAGGTCATCGAGAACCAGATCACCGACGCCATCATCGCGGTGAACTTCGGCGCCGAGGAGGTCGAGCACGCGCCGCGCTTCATCATCCGAACCGAGGCGCCGATCTCGCGCGAAGAGGAAGGGAACCGGATCCAGAAAGCGCTGGACATCGGGCTGCGCGTCGGGCTCGAGGAGGCGCAGGAGAAGCTCGGGATCGAAGAAGTCAAAGACGGGCAGCCGTACCTGGTGAAGGTGCAGCGCCCGGCCGGGATGTTCGGCACGACCGAGGCGAAGCCCGAGATCGTCTACCCGCAGAACGGCGCGCCCCCGCCCGGCGAGCTCGCGCCCCCGCCCGCCGAGGGCTTCAATTTGCCGCCGGGCGGTGGTGGCAACCCGCCTCCTGCGAGCCCGCCCGGCGGCGCTCTACCGCCCGGCGCTCCGCCCCCGCCGGCACTGCCCGCAGCTCCGCAGCAGCAG